CGGAGGCGAACCCTCCAGCGTCAAGTTCTGCGCCAAACTCGGCATGAACTACGTCAGCTGCTCGCCCTTCCGCGTACCTATCGCTCGTGTAGCCGCGGCCCAGGCTGCCATCGAATAAGAGGCTAATAGTTTAATTATCAAATAATTAGGCGGTAGGCTCTTGAAAATCAGAGTCTACCGCCAATTATTTTGACACGAGTTTTCGCGGTTTCCGCGCAGCTTATACGGAAATGTTTCCCGAAAGTTTCCCGATTTCCGAGGTTATGTTTCCCTGTGTTTCCCAAGTCGTTTCCCAAAGGAATAATCTTGTTTTCAATATCTTACCTAAACATGAGCAGAATACTATATTGATAACTAATTAAACCTATTGGAACATGGCTACTTTCAAAGCTATCGTCAAGGCCAAGCGAAAGGATGGTTTTTACCCGGTGTATATTCGGGTTGCCCATCGTCGGAAATTGGCCTACATCCCGACAGACAAGTTTGTCAGGGATAGTGTCCTGTCTCGCTCAGGCGAGATTGAGGATCCCTATGTGATGCAGTACTGCTCCCGCAGGATAATCGAGTATGTGGAGAAGCTGAACAAGATCGACATCGAGCATTGGAGCGTTGGCGACGTTGTGAACTTCCTGAAATCAGGTGAGGCCGACATCAGCTTCAGCGACTACGCCCGAAACCACATCGACCGCATGGTAGAGCGTGGTCAGAAACGCAATGCCCGGAACTACGAAATGGCGCTGAATCATCTGGAGCGCCATGCGGGCTCAACGTCTATCATGTTCTCGCAACTAACGTCGAACTTTGTCAACGAGTGGATAAAATCTCTTGAATCCACTGCGAGAGCAAAGGAGATGTATCCGATTTGCCTGCGTCAGGTTTTCAAAGCTGCTATGCTGGAGTATAACGACTACGACAACGGCATCATCAGAATCAAGACTAATCCGTGGCCGAAGGTTAAAATTCCCGAAGCTGACCGGCCGGAGAAGCTTGCCATCACGCCACAGGCGGCGAGGGCTTTCTTTGCAGCGCCTATTCCCGAGAGCAAGATGAAAGCGCCGTTGGAAGAGATCGGCCGCGATGTCGCCATGATGGTGTTTTGCCTCGCCGGCATCAACACTGTTGATCTCTACAATCTGAGGAAGACCGACTACTACGACGGCATCATACACTACAAGCGAGCAAAGACAAAGAAATTCAGAGCCGATAACGCATACCTCGAAATGCGGGTGCCGTCAATCCTGTTGCCGTTGTTTGAGAAGTACGCCACCGGCGATGATGATCCGTACTTGTTCAGCTTCCATGAACGCTACCGCAACTCCGACAGTCTCGGCAGTAATGCCAACAGTGGAATCAAGAAGATTTGCGAGAGCATAGGCATAACAGGGGATGACCGCTATTGCGTCTACACGTTCCGCCACACATGGGGGACAGTGGCGCAGAATGATTGCGGAGCGACCATTAGCGAAGTGGCGTTTGCCATGAACCACGCAAGCGGCCATAAGGTAACTCGCGGCTACCTCAAAATCGACTTCTCGCCGGCATGGAAGCTGAACGAAAAAGTTGTTGATCTGATTTTCTACACTGCCAAAGAGAGCGAGAAGAAAGACCCGGAAGAAACGATGTTCCGATTCTCGGCAAAACATCTTATCCACGCCGGCGCATATTTTCGCGGCAAGTTGCTGGGCGAGGTCAGGGACACCGGCTTCAATAACATCGACGAGGTGATACAGGCTCTGGTGTCTTTTGTCCCTGCCGACGTACCGATGCGCTCAATGGTGCAATTCAAAATCGACATCGAGGACAAGGGGCTTTCGCAGACCTACGAGCGCATGAAGGGGAAAGGGTTCTCTGTTGTGCCGGGCGGCAAGGCCGATGGTTGAAGTCACGGCCTCCTGTTTTTCTTCCATCCAATTCCGACCGACGAGGCAATTTTGCTTCGCCGGTTTTTTTCTTTTCGAAAAATCAAAATTCGGATAGAAGTTTCTGTCGAGTTGACGAGGCGTGATTTTTGATCCGTCAAATTAAATCTTCAATTTATTAAAATTCCCCCACACCGCGCGTCAGCGCGTCGGTCCCCTCAAGGGGGATTTAGGGGGTATATTCTTTTATATTATTTTCTTTTATTTCCTTTACTTTACTTTAGGGGGTTTCTGTCGACATAAACTCCGTTTTAGCGGGGTTTCTGTATACATAAACTCCCGTTTAAGGGGGTTTCTGTCTACATTAACTTTCGTTAACGCAAAATTCGGGCGTTTTGACACTCCAATTTGCCTTTTGCCATGTGAGTAAAAACTTAAAGATGGGAAACAAATATAGAGGATATTTTTGCCGCATAACTTTAACATAATAATCACAGAGAAATACTTTCTTTCTCTGTGAGATGCAAGCCAACCTATAGTTCCCTCAAATAAAATCCCATTAAGCTTGAGAAAATCTTACGGCAGCTATCAGGAAATTCCGAGCAACTGAACACGAAAAGCTGCCTACGCAATGTCAGGCTGTTGCTATCCAAAGTGGACGTGGAGTAGACTATTCTTCCTCTCCGGCCAATTCAGCAAGTCGGTCTTCGATGGTTTTTTCTTTGTCGCCGGTGGTAAGGTCAATGGCCGTGGCCTGCATTTTGGGCATGGTATACTGCATGAGTCTTTCGGCAATGACGAGTCTGTCTTTTGGGTCGAGAGCCATGAAGTCGGAAGTCATGAGTCCGCTGTTGGAATAGTCGGAGAGCAGGGAAATGATGACTTCCTTGCCCAGCGTGGTAGCCTTATTGGGCGTGCCTTTGCGTCGACCTCCTGTTTTTTTGCCTATTGCCATGCGGTTAAAGTTAAAGATTGCCACAAAGATAATACAGTATCTTCGCCCACGTAATTGAAGTTTAACCAATCACTTTCAGAATATGAGCATACTCGGCGGTGCTATCGGCGCAGGGTTAGGAGCCTTCGGGAGTATTTTCGGCGGCCTTTCTGCGTCGAAAGCTATGAAACGTTATAAGCAGAATCTTGAGCAGCAGCGGAAGAAAAACCAAGATTGGTATGACCGCCGCTACAATGAAGACGCGACCCAGCGGGCCGACGCACAGGCAATCATGTCCAGAACAGAGGATTCCATCCGGAACCGCAACCGTCGGGCTGCCGGCACTCAGGCTGTCATGGGGGCACTGATGAGACGCTGGCGGCAACAAAAGCGGCCAATAATGAAGCTCTGGCCACGGCGACAACCAATATTGCCGTTAACGGCGAGGCTCGCAAGGATGCAATCGAGGGTCAATATTTGCAGACAGATGCGAATATCGATCAGCAGCTCAACGATATTGAGAAATGGAAAGCCGGTCGAATTTCACAAGCATCTCAAGGAGTTGTAAAAGCCGGTTCGAACATTGCGGGAATCCTATAAGCGCTATGGCAATAACAATAGATGAAATATTAGCACGAGGCAGAGGAACTGCGACGGGACCGGCCATCGCGGCCGCCATCCCTGCTATCGACAGTTCTATGCAGGGTGCGCCCACGACGTTGCCGGGGAGCGGCACGAGCGAGGACAAAACGAAGACGACGGGAACGCCCGTGCAAACAGCAACGGTGCCTCCGGCTATTTCGCCGGACATTGCAGGGTCGCCTAAAGCGGGTCAGGTAGTCACATCACCTGCGACGACTGCGGAGCCACAGAAGACGACGCCTGAGGGTAAGAAAAAACTGTCCTACGTCGAGATGTTTCAGCAGATGTCGCCGTATAAGCCTCCGACACCCGAAGAACTCGAAAAGGAACGCAAGAAGCAGAAGCGTGAGGCAATCTTCGCCGCCATCGGCGAAGGCATATCAGCAATGAGCAATCTATATCACACAACGCAGTACGCCCCAAATGCTTTTGACCCCTCAGAAGGTATGGCGGCGACTACTAAGAAGCGTTTCGATCAGCTCAGAAGAGACCGTGAGGAAAACCAGCGTCAGTACATGGATGGCTTCCTGCGTGCTATGAAGTGGGATGCCGACGATGAACGCGATGACCGTAATTGGCAGCACACTTTAGAGCGCGAGAAACTGACCGACCGCTATAAAGAGGCCGCAGATGCACGGGCGCAGGCTAAGGCCGACCGCGATGCCGCCATGGCTCAACTCCGTATGGAGCTTATGGAAGGCAGGATTAACCAACAGGAAGCTGCCGCCCGAGCCAAGAAGATCGAAGCCGACTACGCCGAAGCTTATTGGCAGTCACGTATCAACAAAAATAACTACCGTCGTCCTATAGGCTCAGGCAGTCGAGGTGGTGGTGGGAGTAAGCCGGGTGAATATCCGTGGTATGACTCCGACGGTAATCTGCATTACGCTCGCTCCTATGAGGCTATGAGGCAAAATGCGCTCAATAATGGAACATGGGAAGAGGGTACCCAGCAATCGACGACACAACGAGAGCAGAAGGATCGCCGAGGCAACTCTAAAGGTTCGGCAAATACTGTCACCACCAAACCGGCCAAAGGACACTCGACGAAGCCGAAGTCAAATAAGAAATGGTCTAATGCTTCAAAAATACAATATTGAAATGGCAACACTAAAAGAAGTATACGATGCTTTCAAGGCAGACGGTGCACCGCTGCCCGATACATACGAAGATTTTGAGAAGTATATGACATCGGGGCCAGACAATGGCTACGAACATCGCAAGCAGTGGTACGATGCTTTCAAGGCAGACGGCGCACCGCTGCCCGATACATACGAAGATTTTTCGAGGGCGCTGTTTAAGGTCGAAGCTGACGAAAAACCTGCGCAAACAGCACGGGCGACACAGCCATCGCAATCGGCCGAACCGGCCCCCAAACCGGCTACTCGATACTTCAAGCTACGCCGTGGTGGGGAAGATTTCACGGTAACGACCGATGAAGTCAACGGCGCCGGCGGTCTCGGTGCATGGGCAAAGGCGCACCCCGGTGCTCCCGTCCGGGTCTATATGCAAGGTAAGAATGAGGATGGTACAGACTTTAACGGCCATGTAGACCTTTCCGTTGCTCACGACCGGAACAAAAGACTTGGCTACAAATACAGCACATACAGTCACCCCATTGTGAATAAGCCTCAAAAGTCGTGGACGCCGACGACGCAGCAGAAGATTGCCATGTCACATCAGCTCCACAAAATGCAGACGCAAGCCAATGATATGCTCGATCAGAGCCGCGAACGCACGAAGAATGTGTCGGAATACTATCGAGACAACCGTGATTCAGGCTTTCATGCGGTCGAGGGCAAGCCCACCTATAACTCCCGCACCGGCAAAGTGGAAAAAACTTACCTGACGCCGACCGGCGACCGCACGACCGATAAGAATTTGGCGGAGTTGGAGGCACAAGAGGCGCGGGCGCAGTATGAGTTTAACAATCGCATGAAGGCGGCCGGTCTGGACTTCACCAACGACATTGATGTCAACCGTCAAATGATAGCTGATCGTCTTAAAGAGAACGAGGCGCGTCTGAAAGAACTGTATGCCGAGAGAGAAGTTGAAAGGTACGGTGAGCGCGCAGGCGATACTGGTTGGGATAAATTTGTCAGAACTTTTGGAGGTGCCGTCAACAGAGGTGTAACCGCAAACGCACCAACGCCTGAGCAAAATTTGACTGAGCGCGATAAAGAGATTAAAGATCTTCTTGCCGAGAACGACATGTTGTCCGAGGCTAAGCGCACACTTGATGCCGGGCGCGACCTGAAACAGTCAGGAGGCTTCATGGGCGGGTTCTTTGATGTTAAGAATAATGCCAAAAATATAACACGAGGCTTGACGGATGTTGCTGAAAGCGCAGACACCTACCTGTCAGGCGTGATGTCGCTGCACAATGCAGAGCGGCTTGACATTATCAAGGATAAGGTTGATAAAGGTGTGGAGCTCACTGACTCGGAGTTGAACCTGGTTTATGCGGCGATGCTGAATCAAGATGCATCTTCGAGTGTCAAGTTGCCTCACGGATATACTGCCGGAAAGATCACGGGCGAGATGTTGCCATTTATGATTCAGATGGCTCTCAACCCCGCGTCGGGCCTTGGGCGTGCCCTGACAAAGAAATTCGGAACAACCGCACTGAAAAGGATAGCCGCCTCGGTCGCCGGAGACGTGGCGGAAGCAGCTGTGTTGTCCAATTCGTTGCAAGCCCCGAGGACAATAGCTGATATACGCAATCGCCATCGTGGCGAGATAACTGAGCACGATGGAAAAATAGGGTTCGTGGGTGGTGAAAGCCTTCCTATGGCTATATATAAAGGGGAAGCTTCAAGCATAATCGAGAACTACACGGAGCTGCTCGGCTCGCACTTCGGAGCCATCGGAAAAGGAATATGGCGCGGAGTGGATAAGGGCGCCCGCAAGCTTGGTGCCGGTAAGGTGATGGACAATGTCAGCCGGATGGTGAATAATATCAAGGCCAGCGACTGGGCCAAGGGAATCGCCAATATTGAATCGCGGGCGCAGTGGAATGGCACCATTGGCGAGGTAATGGAAGAAGAAGCCGGAATAGTTCTCAATTCGATATTCACCGGAGATAACAAACTCTCGGACCTCGTAGACGCCGAACAACAGATAGACATTGTTTTGGGTGTCGGGCTTTTCGGGGGCTTTGTTTCAGGGATAAAGACGGCCGGCTATCCTATCGCGAGAGCGCATGCCAACAGTAATCTGCGCAAAAAAGACAGCGAGGGAGTTCAGCTGTTCTCTTCCGATAAATGGGCCGCGATCAAGGAACAGATAGACACCTCGGAAGACGAAGCGCTTGCACAAACCGTCTTGTCGATGGTGAAAGTGAACGGCCATAGCCAAGAGCAACAGAGAGCAATCATAGAATACGCAGCGGCCTTGACCAAGGCGCGGGGATACAATCTTGCTGACGCGTCCAGAAAGCAGGAGCCTCAAACCGAGACAGACTCCGTTCAGGACGAAGTGGATACAGCTTTCAACGAGGGATACGAAGCAGCTACGCCGCAGGAGATGGCCGACGCTCAGAATGTGTTCGAGTATCAGCGAAAGCGCGCCGAGGATATTCTTGCTGACCAGCAGTTGCTCGATATTCTCGACTCCAATCCTGTCGGCGCGCTTATGGGTATGACCCAGACCGGCATGTATACTCAGGAAGAGATTGACGCAGCCCGCGACTATGCCAATGCTAAGACCGTGCGCGACGGCATTCTCCAGCGTGTAACAGACGACATTGACGAAAGGATTGCTCAGAGCGACGCTATGATCAACGGGCGAGTGAACCGAGAGACAGGCTCGATTCTATCTGCTACAATGGATCTCGATGACCGTCAGGTGTATATCGTTGGCGGTGAAGTTGTCATGAATCCTGACGGCACCATTGACTATGACGCTTCCGATGAGAGCCTTGTTGTGCGCGACGCAGTGACCGGCGAACTTGAATTTACAGCTCCAAAATCTATTGTGAAAGTGGGTGAGGCTATAGACCCCGAAGCTGAGAAGGCAAACGCCGCAGACAATATCCGTCAGCAGGCAGCACAGGCCGCAGCTAACGCGCTGAACGGCACACTTGCTTTCAATCCCGGTGACGTTGTGCGAATCAATGACGGGGGCGGTTTGACCGACGTTACCATTGTCGGCCCTGTTGTCGACGAAGAAAGCGGAATGCCTGTTGAGAGTCAGTTAACAGTTCAATTCCCCAACGGCCAGCAGACAGCATTTACAAAAGAGCAACTGCAGGCGTTTGCCGATGCTGCTAATCTTGAGCGCCTGAATCAGTATGAGCAGGAGCGAGCAGCGCAGCGTGCACAGCAGCGCGGCGCTGCGGAAGTGGAGGCAACGCGACCTGCGTTTGCTCTCAATGATGAGTTTACTATACTCAACGACGACGGCACGCCGATTCATGGTTCTATAACAGGAGAACTTGACGAGGACGGCATGGTGGAAATCTACACCGAAGAGCCTATCAATGGCAACAAGGTAAATCGCTTCATGCCCGGCGAACTCGAAGGGATGTTCGACACCTATAATGGTGCGGCGATAGCTACGGCGGCTCCTGAAGATTCTGAGGGCGGGGAGTCCTCAGCTGAAGCTGCCGTACAGAACCATTCTTCGGAGGCGGAGGCTGAGCAGCCGGAGACGGCGCTGGGGCGGATTCCGCTCGGGGAGAACGGCAAGCCTGATTTCGGGGCTGTTGACGCTGAAACGGCGTGGGATGGCCTTGTCGAGAAATATGAAGGCAACAAAGGCCGTGCGCAAGGCTTTGCAGCCAACATGGTCAAAATCAAAGAGGCTGCGCTAAAGAAGGCTGAAAAGGTCAAAAGCAAGCCCACAGAGGATCCCGACGAATGGGACGCTGCCGAGCAAGAGCGCGAAAATGCCATTGAGCAAGCTCGCCTCGAGCTGGAACACTGGCAGTCGGTTGCGGGCGTTGATGAGAAGCGTCAGGCGGCTGTCAGGGCACAGCAGGAAGCTGAGCGGGCTGAGGCTGAAAGGGCCGAGCGCGAGGCTGCCGAGGCGGAGAAGAAACGCAAGGCGGCTCTTGACAAGCGTCTACACGACACCTATGAAGATGTCAAGGATGTTCCCGAAGCTGTCGAGGTGCTCGAGGATATGGATCCGCGTGACATCTACGAGGCTGCGGCGCAGTTGTTGTCGGGACAGAAAGTGTTGTGGAGTGATGCCGGCGTTAAAGTTGGCGCACGCTCCGAAACCGGCTTTGGTGAGGAAGAGCGCCGCCGTCTCTTCGGACTGTTCGCGTCGGAGGCCAACGGGGGTAAGTCACTTTCGCGACTGGCTGAGGATGCAATGAAGCAGCAGTGTGAGACATACGGTATTCCCTACGACAATCAGGATGCGCGAAATGCTTTGATTGATGTTATCAGTGGCGCGCGGACTGTAGGCGATATAAGGAATTATATTGCCAATAATCGTATTGACGAGGCCCGACGGCTGGCAGAGGCTAAGAGACGGCATGAAGAGGAACAGTATGACGAGTTTTGCCGTCAGGAGTATCATCTTAGCGCGGAAGAGGTCGAGGCATACGAGGATCAGCTTCTCGCAGAGCTCTCGGAGCGCGACAGGGAATTTGACGCAAACGAATATAATGACTATATTGCAGACGAAATGGCCCGTGCGGCCGAAATAACCGAACAACAGAAAAATGGAACAGAAGACAATGATGCCCGACGCGGAAGCACGACGGGAGATCGAAGAGTTCAAGAAAATGACACCGAAGGAAAAGGCTCGGTTACTGGGCGAGGCGATGAGGTTTTGCCTGAGCCACGGGCTGATCAGTCCAGCGGAGCGGCAGCAGATGGCGACCGATCCGGAATTCAGCCGGCAGATGGCTTTCAAGGCGATGGCCCGGCGTCAGCTGTGGCGCAAGGCGCACAGCGAGGCGGAATTGCCGCTGTCGGAAGAAGAAAAGCAGATGATAGTCCGTATGGAGGGCTGGCCGAAGAAGTAACTTCGGCAATCGGACCATTCGGAAAAATTTATACTCAATTCAGAGGCAAACCTCGGGAGGCTGTAACATTCTTACTTGCTAAAAGAGACGGTGAAGCAATAGGAGCTCTGCATCATAAAGATGTCGGAGAAATTGATCTTGTGTGGGGGGAGGAAGGATCTGCTCATAGCGATGGTTTTGGGCTCGCTAAATTAGCTAAATATCATCCTGAGGTTCTATTCAACCTACAAGAGATACTGAATGATATGGCGGTGACCAAGCGTTCAGCGAATCGAGTACAGCTGGAGAGTGAGAAATATAAAGCCGCAGTACGTCTTACATGGGATAATCAGAAGAAAACATGGCTTCTTACCATGTTTGAAAAGAAAAACAGTGTCCTCGACAATACGACAGACACTGACAAGACCCATAAGGGCAACGGGAATGACACGGCTACTCCCGAAAACACTGTTGTTTCTGATCGCAAAGATAATGACTCTGCATCGGATAAACAAGCGAGTGGAGAAGAAAGTTTGCCGCAACTCTCTGACGATAAGCGAAAGCCGGGCCTTCAGGCAGCTGTCGAGGCGGCTTCGGCAGAGGTTAACACCGAGCCGACCGAGGCTCAGAAGAAAGCCGGTAACTACAAGAAGGGGCACGTCACAATCGGCTCGTTCGACATTACGATAGAAAATCCGGCGGGAAGTGTGCGCCGTGGTGTTGACGCGGACGGTAAGGAATGGAGCACTACCATGGCGAACGCCTATGGTGAGATCCGAGGCACACAGAGCGTTGATGGTGATCCTATCGATGTATTCCTTGCTACAGATATGGACGCGTGGAATGGCAGGAAGGTGTTTGTCGTTGACCAGACTAATACCGACGGTTCTTTCGACGAGCATAAGGTTATGCTCGGTTTCAACAGCTCAGAGGAGGCTATCAAAGCTTATCTCGCCAACTACGACGATTCATGGGCGAAGACACACCCGGGACTGCGCATTTCGGAGGTCAGCCTCGACGACTTCAAGAAGTGGGTTGCTTCGAGCCACCGCAAGGGGAAGGCGTTTGCCGATTATGCTTCGGTTTCGAAAGTAGCTAAAGTAGCTGATATGGCTGACCGGGGTTCTGACGCAGCTAAAGCTGCGGGGCCCGAACAAAAGGATGACGCGTCTGACTCCGCAGCTGTGTCTAATCAGGGAGATCCTCAATTTGTTAATGCGCCATCGTCAGATTTGCTTGCCAAGCTGACTGATGAGGAGCGCGAAGCTATCGAGGATTATTTCGAGGAGTACCAGTCCGTAGAAATACGCTGTCTCACTTCTGAAGAAGAAATTGACAGCTCGGAATTGTCGGCAGAGGCGCGTGATGAGCTTCACCGATTATATGATGATGGGGAAAATCTTGCGGCTTATTGTCGGGAGAATAAAAAAATATATATATTTGCGGGGCGAGTAGCCGCCGATAGTCTGATGTATACATTGGTGCATGAGAACACTCATGCGGCGATTGACGCTGTCCGGGCAGAGGCGGAGACTGTGCTCCCGAAAATTGTTGAGCAGATTGCGGATGTGGCGTTAAATAAGAAGCGCACATTTGGTGATCTGTATGATGCTATCAAGGGAGAATATCCGTCTGAGGAAGCGGCCGAGGAGCTTCTTGCATACGCCATACAACGCGGCGAGATGAGGCCTGAGGTCAGGGCGGCATTGCTTGATGCGCTCGATCCTCAGACAAGAAAATTTGTAGAAGATAGAATCTTAAAAAGAATATATGGCAAGGAAAAATTACAAACGGTTTACGGCGTTCGACAGCTTTCATCAGAAGATTACGGAAATGATGAACGAGGGCGATATGCCGGACACTCCCGAAGCTCAGAAGAAGCCGGAGGAGAAAGATTCGAAGCGGGCGAAGGAAAGAAATCCGCGTCCGACAAGCCCATAACTCCGAGCGGCAACCGGCTCGTTTCTGAGGAGCGTTATCAGGAGCTGAAAAAAAGAATGATTCAGAAGTTCGGCGGTCAGTTCAACATGGGCGTCGACCCTGAGATTCTTGCTATAGGCACCGAAATGGCCGTATACCACATAGAGAAAGGTGCACGTAAGTTCGCCGCCTATGCTAAAGCCATGATTGCAGACCTCGGCGACTTCATCCGTCCGTATCTCAAATCCTTCTACAACGCCGTGCGTGATATGCCTGAGGCGGAGGCCGCCGGTCTCGTCGCCGACATGGACAGCTACGAGGACGTGCGTCGAGTTGACATTGCCAACTTCGATAAGACCGGCGTTGATGCAATGGCAACCGCCGCCGCTGTTGTAGCTGAGCAGGAAGCCGAAACCGAACGGGAAGAGGCGGAAGTCAAGCTAAAAGAGGAGCGAAAGAAGAAGCCCGGTAAATCGAAGTCCAAGCCTGTCACAGATGGGGGACTATTCGATATGATCGATGGAGAACCCACGGCTGCGCCGTCGCCCGCTGACTCTGAGCAGCGACACGGCGGTGACCTCATGGGTGACTCCGCCGCATTTCAGCGCAGGGAAAATCAGATAAAAGGACTTGTTGCCGAAGTCGGGCTGCACATAACCGAGCGAGTCAACACCGGCAATCCGCTGACGATGCGCGAAGTCAAAAAGATGGCTCAGGAGTATTCCGAACTTGCAGAGCTGTCGGATACCGACCTTCAGGAGCTCGTAGAGCTTGCAATGACCAAGTTGGCCCGCACTGTTGCACGAAAAGGGATAGATGGAACGTCAGTGGAGCAAAAGGCCGCTTACGACAAGATTGTGAGCTATTATAACGCACAGCCGAGCCTCAACGCTCGTGACAGTGAGCGACTGATAAAGCAGCAATACTCTACCCCTACGCCTTTCGGCTATGTAATGGGTCAGTTTGTCCGTGCCGGTGGTAAAACTGTCGGCAGTATGCTTGAACCGAGTGCCGGTAATGGCGCATTGACAATTACGGTGCATCCGTCGCTCGTTCATGTGAACGACATCGACGAGGCACGCCTTGCCAATCTGCGCAAACTTGGCTATGCTCAGGTTACAGCACAGGACGCATTGTTACCTTTCGAAGGGGATAAAGTGGACGTTGTTATGACTAATCCCCCATTCGGTACTGTTACCGAAAAAGTATATGATGGTATCTTCCATATTTCAAGCCTTGAGGCTCAAATGGCTATCAATGCACTTGAAAAGATGAAAGACAACGGTCGAGCCGCTATCGTAATAGGTGGAAACACAAGTTATCGTACAAATGGCTCGATGAACCCTAAAGATGCCGCATTTTTTGGCTATCTTTACAGCCACTATAATGTCGCAGATGTTATCAACATAAGTGGCAAGGCTCTTTACTCTCGTAATGGTACAGGCTACGACGTGCGCATGATACTGATTGACGGACGCAAGACCGGCGAATTTCAGCGCGTCTATCCCCCTGTCAAAGCCAAAGCCCGTGCGGAGCAAGTAACAACATTCGATGAACTTTATAAACGAGTCCAAGATGATATACAGCAAATTCAGCAAGTGGGGAGTCAGTCTGCCGATGTGCAGCGAGAACCCGAAACAACCACTGACGGAGCAGCGAGTGCGCCGGTTCGTACAGGAAACAATCGCCCGAACACAGGAGCAGGGCAACGACCCGATACAACAGGCGATGATGTCCGAGGTACATCCGTGCCCGATTTCGGACAGCCTGCATCCGTCGATGACAGAAACAGCGCTGCTGGAGTGGATAATGCAGACGGAGGAAATGGAACAGGCGCTGATGATGTTCAGAGGCCAGAATCCACAGGAGCCGGACGGGGAGAACTCGATAACGGCATGGGAAATGGACGAGGAGGAAGTGGAAATGACGGACGTGTCGAAACTGCTTCTCGACCTGACGGCAATAGACAGCGACTGGCAGTAAAGACTGGGCTTGGGGATGAGAAAGTTCCATATCCCAACCAAAGCGGCAACGGCTTCACACTTATGTCGGTAGTGCCGGCCGCGCAAGCACAGGTACTTCAAAAGAGCCTTGGTGAGGTTGGTGACGTAGATCAATACCTCGTTGATGAACTCGGTTATTCGAGCAAAGATGAATTATACAGCTATCTTGCCGCCGAACAGATAGACTCCGTAGCACTCGCCATTCATCAAATGAATAAGGGTAATGCCTTTATCATTGGCGATATGACCGGCGTAGGCAAAGGCCGTCAGGGTGCAGCCCTCATCCGCTATGCCGTCAAACAGGGCAAAGTTCCTATTTACTTCACTCAGAAACCAACACTGTTTACCGACAACTACCGCGACCTCGCCGACATCGGCAGCAGTGATTTACGTCCTTTCATTATGGCGAGCGTTGATAAAGAACGCTCAGGAGATATTGTTAACGCAGAAGGCAAAGTAGTTTATAAGATACCGACGAAGCGAGAAAAGGAACGTGTATATAAATATATCATGGAACATGGCACGCTGCCGTCAGAATATGACTATGTTCTTGCCACCTATTCCCAGATACAAAACGGCACATCCGATTATGCTCAAAACGAAGACGGCACATGGAAGACAGAGGCGCGCAAACTCCCGAAGAAAAGCAAAGGTTATACCACAGCCGACTACAATGGACAGACCCGACGCGATGCCCTTGCCAAACTTGCAGAGGGTAACATTGCCATACTCGATGAGAGCCACACGGTAGGCGGAGACAGCGGTTGTGGTCGTTACATGCAGATGCTTACATCTTCTGCCGGCGGCGTTACATTCCTCTCAGCAACCTTCGCCAAACGTGCCGACAATATGCCTATCTATGCACAGCGCACGGCTATTGCCGAAGCCGAAGTAAAAGCCTCCGAACTGATTGACGCTATTAAGAAAGGCGGTGTTACGCTGCAAGAAATCATGTCAAAGCAGCTGGTAGAGTCCGGCCAAATGATACGTCGTGAGCGTAGCTTTGAGGGCGTTACTATTGATTGGTTGAGCGTAGAGGAAGAAACCAACCGCAGACAGCGAGAACAGTTTGATGAAGTGGCCGCTATCTTCAATGCCATCCGCAATTTCCAAGATGATTACATCACACCAATAATCGACGCAAAGAACGAAGCCGCCGCAGAATGGGGCGCAACTGTAGGTCATACTCAGGGAACAAAGGATATGGGCGTTAAGAATGTCCCCTTTGCCTCGAAGATGTATAACCTCGTTAATCAGTTGCTCTTTGCCCTGAAAGTTGATGCCGTGGCTGACCGAGTTGTTGAGAACCTACGCAACGGCTATAAGCCTGTTATCAGCTTTACCAACACAATGGAAGGCTTCTTATCATCAGCACCGAAAGGGGTTGCAATGGATGAGGTGCCAAACTTCTCACTAACTCTTATGCGCGCTCTCGACGGTGTTATGAGATTTACCGAGAAAGATGCAGATGAGAACACCGAGGGCGGCTTTATCTCCTTGAGCGAATTGTCAGCCGATGGTCAGAAAGCCTACAACGCTATCCGCGACAAGATTATGAACCTTGCCGCCGACTTGCCCATATCTCCTATGGATGCAATCCGTATGAGGATTGAGGAAGCTGGTTACAGCGTCGCCGAGATTACAGGCCGTACTATGCAGCTCAATCGCACTGAGGACGGCAAATATATTGTTGAGGCTCGTAAGGACCGCGACAAGAAAGCAGCCATGCGCGATTTCAATTCGGGCAAGCTCGATGTGCTTATGATTAACAAATCAGGCTCTACCGGTATATCGCTCCATGCGTCGAGCAAGTTTGAAGACCAGCGTCAGCGTGTCATGGTGTTTGCTCAATTCCAGAGCGACATCAACGACGAGGTTCAAATGCGAGGCCGTATCGACCGAAGCGGTCAGGTAACCCGTGGCCGTTACGAATACATCATGTCGACAATCCCTGCCGAGCAGCGCATACAAATGATGTTCAAGGCAAAGTTAAAAAGCCTCGACGCAAATACAACATCATCGCAGAAATCGAAATTCAACGAAATGGAGATTGTTGACTACCTCAACAAGTACGGCGACGATGTTGTGCGGGAGTATATGAAGGAACACCCTGAACTCGAAGAACGCCTCGGCGACCCGTTGGATATGCTTCAGGAGAAGAATGCCGAAGACGGCCCTCGCACATCGAAGAAAGAGGATACCTCAAAGAAAACAGGATGTGCCGGTAAAATCTCGCGCTATCTCGCTTTCCTTTCCGTAGATGAACAAGATGAAATCTTCAAGGAGATAACCGAGGCTTACCGCGTGAAAATTCAGCTTCTCGACGATGCCGGAGAAACCGACCTCGAAATAACCACTATGCCATTACGCGCCGAAACAAAGCGTAAACAGATATGGCACGAAGGCGTGAACCCCGGCAGGGGTAATGCTTTTACCGATAACACATACGTTGAGGAAGTTGAGGTTGACGTGCTGAAAAAGCCGATGAAGCGTGACGAGATAGCCGAGGCTACCCGTAAGCTCGTGGGAGATAAAGGTATCGTTACCGAATACGACCAAATGCGCTATGGCTCTAAAGTTGGAGAAGTGAATTGGACCCGCTATGCCCGCGAGAAAGAAGCTGAAATCAGCCAATTTTTCCAAGAAAAGGCAGATGAGGCCGTCGGCAAACTAAGAGAAGCCGGAGAAGCCCGCATCGCCAAAGCAAGGGAAAAAGCTGTTGCAGCCGCTACTAAGGCAAGAGGTCGTGGCGAAAACAACTTTACAGACGCAGAAATTCAGTCGCTGGCCGATACAGTTGCTAACGAAGAACGAGAGAAAGAGGAGCGTAAGCAAGATAAACGCCGCTCTGAAATCATGGGCGTTAAGTTCCGCATTCAAACGTTGCTCAATCGACTTCGCGCCGGAAGTATCTATGTTGTTCCTCAAGACCTCAAACAAGGAACGCCCGAAATGTTCTCGCAGACCTTTGGCACATTCGTTGGTTTCAAATTCAACAAGAGCTACACTCTCGGCTCATCGACCGCCATATTTGCAACCCTTGACGGCAGACGTAAGGTAGAGCTTGCATTAAGCGACCCGGCAATAAGCACAATCATATCTGCAACGGAAATGGCCTATCGCTATTCTCCCAAAGAGATTAACGCTATCACTATGGAGAATTGGGATAGCAATGTTCCTACGCAGACACGACAGAAACGCTACATCATCACTGGCAATCTTCTTCAGGCACTCGTTGATACCGAGAAAGGAGAAAAGACAAGAGGCAATCTTATCAGCTATTCCACTATCGACGGAGAGACCCGTCAGGGTATCTTGATGGGCGAGAACTTCAAACTGACCGACCTTCGCAACAGCGCATCATTGAGCAGCCGCCTCGCTCAGATACGCGAGGGCAAGGCCGTTGTCAGCGAGAATGGCGACGTCCAGATTTCAAAAGAGATTTATGATTGGCGACACAGAGGCGAATATGAGTTGCGAGTGCCGAAGTCAAAGCAGCGTGGCGGCATCTACACCATGCACCCCGGCTTACTGAAACTCGTAGAAGGTCATAACTTCATCACTAAAGGCAATAACATGGTTGCTTATGTAACCGATGAGAATATTGCCAACGTAGTTGATATGTTGAGCCGTGCGCCGTTTAATCTCACTGTACTGCAAGAGTCGCAACTTTCTGATGTTTCCGAAAATGAAGCAGAGGAAGATGTGCTGTGCCGTCCTGTAACCGACAAGGCAACTCTCGACCGCCTGAACAACGAGCCGACAATCAAAGTGTATCGAGCAATGCAGATGATCGACGGCGGTCTTCGCCCCCCTATGTCGGGAAAAGTTGACGGACAATGGCGAGATGCAACCGAAGTCGGCGTTTGGGAAGAAGCCGAGGAACACCCCGAAATGGCTGATGAAAATGGCCGCTTCAAACTCGACAAAGGTAATGGCAAGACAATCAAAGCCGCTTATAATCCCTACATCCATACTTCGCGCTCGCCTATCAACGACCAATTCAGCAGCGCATGGAGCCGCCCCGAACTCGTAACCGTTGAGGTTGAAATACCCGAAAGCGAGTTAACGAGTGGTTATCGTGCTGAAAAGGCAAATGCACCCGTTGGCGAAAAGGATTGGAAAAGCGGTCCTGTCAGTCGCGCTCTTGCAAAAATCGGACAGGCTCGACGTGTGATATTAAGCCGTTGGAGCAGAATAATCCGTGTCGTTCCTGTTGAGGAAGTCGCCGAGGCATACGCCCAGCGTCTAAACGCCCACGGAATAGAAGTCCCCTTCAACACCGTACCACCGGCACTGCGCGAAGCTCTTGCCGAAAGAGGCGTGAAAATTGGCAAACCCGAGAAAGGTAATGCTGGTAAGGCTTCAATGCCCGCTTTCGAACAGTGGATTATGGAACAGGAGCGTCAACGTCAGGGGGACGGGTACGGCGCATATACCGACGAAGAGGTGTCGTATCTCAACGACCCTGTTTCAAAGGTCATGGGCAAGAATCGGTTCAGCAAGAAGCGTCAGGCTGAGTTTGCGGCCCGTGAACGTCAGCGTATGGCTGACCGTATTCAACGCCTTGCGGAGCGTATGCATCTCGATAATGTAGAAGTTGTGACAGATGTGTCGCAGCTTGAGGGCAAACGAGCTACTGCAAAAGGTTTCTACAACAAGCGGACGGGCAAAATCACCATCGTTATCCCTAATAACGTCAGCACTATTGACGCGGAGCAGACTCTTCTTCATGAAGCAGTCGCACACTACGGCTTACGTCAGCTTTTCGGAAAGCAGTTTGATACGTTCCTCGACAATGTATATCAAAGCGCAGATGAGAGCATCCGAAAGAAAATTGCCGAAATGGCCGCGCAAAACGGCTGGGACTTCCGCACTGCAACCGAGGAATATCTTGCCGGACTTGCCGAAGATACCAACTTCGAGGATGCACGCGGCTACGCGTCGGGATGGTGGCAGCGAGTCAAACGGCTGTTTATTGATATGCTTGAACGAATCGGCTTTGAAGGATTTCGAGATAAGGTTGGTGTGGTTCTTACCGACAACGAGCTGCGCTACATTCTGTGGCGTAGCTATGAGAACCTTGCAGAGCCGGGCCGCTATCGCAGCATTCTTGGTGAGGCTAAGGACGTGGCCATGCAGTCGGATCTGAAAGTAGGCAACTATGCCGAGCGAGGCATAGAAGCAGAATATGCTGCTGAACCCTCTGCAATCACAGAATTAAGCAAGCGGTTTGATGAAGCGCTGAAGCAATATGAGGAAAGAAGATTGCCTCAAGGATTTCGCTTTGAATTAGGGATGCCTTCGGCATATTTAAAGAGCGCCGGTTTTCCAAATCTCCCCATATGCATGCGTGCAACCCTACTTGCAAGGAAGGCCGGTGATGAACGCCACCCATTTGAGGCGTCGGACTTAAAAGGACTTGTGGAAGCCATTCAACAGCCCATTGCGATATTTGAATATAGCAAACCAAATATGCGCAATCTCATAGTCGATGTTAAGCGAGGTGATAAGCATTTCCTCGTGGGCGTGACCTTAGACTACAAGGCCGGCGATATTGAGATTAACAGCGTATCAGGTTTATTCCCAAAAGAAAGCCACGAATGGATTAAATGGATTCAGGACGGGAAAGCTATTCGGATAGATCAAAAAGAAAAGGTTCAGACGATAATCGACAGTCTACGGACTAATCCCGCTGAGTCTGAACGAATCGGGCTGAACCTTGATGATGTCACAAAGATAGTGAAATCTTTTGAGAATCCAACAGTTGAAGAGGAAGAATTGTTCCGTCCCGGTGACTTCTCTCCACGCGACAAAGCGTTAGCGCGTCATGAGTATGAGCGCATAGTCAGCAGCGGTAGCTATCAATTCCAGGAGGCCGTTCAGGATAGTATGTTAGGGCTGAAAAAGCTCTATCAGGCTATACTCGGTCCCGGCAAGAGGATCGAAGATGTGGTCGGCTTCGAGAACGCCTATCTTTTCGAAAATCGCATGAGCAGCATGAATGCCGGAGAGCAGCACGAATACTTCATACGATATATGCAGCCGCTCCTTAAAGAAATCGGTAAGATATGCGGAGCTGACAAGCGCAAGCGCAAAGAACTGACCGATTACCTGATGGCGAAACATGGCCTTGAGCGCAACGAGTATATGCGCAACGAGGCGGCAAAAAATGGCGAGAAAACGGATCGCGACTTTGCCGGACTTATAGGCTTAACCGGCGAAGCCGATTGGCAAAATGCAGAGGACACAGCACGGCAGTGGGTAGACGACTATGAGAGCATGGTCGATACCGCCGCATTGTGGGAGGCTATCAACAAGGCGACCAAAGCGACACTCGAAAAAGTATACCTTTCAGGTATCATCAGCAAGGAAACTTACGAGAAGATACTTGGAATGTATGACTACTATGTACCCCTGCGCGGTTGGAACGAAACCACGAGTGAGCAAGCCTATGGCTATCTCACGAGCAAGGACGGCCCTCTCGGCGGCAGCATCATGAAAAAGGCAGAAGGCCGTGAGAGTATGGCCGATGATCCTATTGCAACAATAGGCATGATGGCCGACGACGCAATACGTCAGGGAAACCGCAACCTTATGAAACAGCGTTTCCTCAACTTCATACTCAATCACCCCAGCGATGCAGTCCGTGTTCATGATATATGGTTACAGCACAACGACGCTACCGGCGAGTGGGAGCCCGTCTTTGCCGACGTCGAAGATACCGACACCGCCGACGAGGTTGCACAAAAAGTCGAAGCCTTTGAACAGCGCATGGAAGCTCTGAGAGCGGCTGAGCCCACTAAATACAAGCGAGGTAGAGAGGCGCAGCATATTCCCTATAAGGTAGTGAAGGGTAATCTTCGCGAGCATCAGGTTCTAATCAAGCGCAACGGCCGCACGTTCGTTGCCACTATCAACGGTAACCCTCGCGCCGCTCAGGCATTGAACGGTCTTACCAACCCTGACGTCGACCAAAACGGCGTTGTCGGTAATATGCTGAAAGCAGGCACATGGATTAACCGCCAGCTATCCGCTTTCTACACTACCCGTAACCCGGACTTCGTCGTCAGCAACTTCTTCCGCGATGCACTATACTCCAACTGCATGACATGGGTTAAGGAAAGCCCGCGATACGCGTTGAGATTCCACAAGAATTTCGGACGGCTCAATCCCGTTGTCATGCGCCGACTTCTCGGCAAATGGGAAAATGGCACTCTTGACATGAGTGATAAATATGAGAAGATGTTCTATCAGTTCATGAAAAACGGTGGAGAGACCGGCTACACCAACGTCCGAGACATCGAGGGCCACAAGAGAGCCGTCGCCGCTGAGCTGAAAAAACAGGGAAGCACCGGCCGCAAAGCATGGGCGGCGCTCGGGATGCAGTTAGACTTGCTCAACCGCTCCGCTGAGAACTGTGCCCGCTTCGCCGCATTCGTAACGTCAAGGGAGTTTGGACGCAGCATCGACCGAGCAATCTATGACGCAAAGGAGATAAGCGTAAACTTCAACAAGAAAGGCAGTGGCGGCAAAATGGTAAATGCCAACGGCCAGACAGCACTCGGCAAAATCGGCGCTTACCTTGGTGGCGGCGGCCGACTGCTATACGTGTTCTGGAACGCCGGCATACAGGGCATGACCAATTTCGCCCGGCAGGCAAAATTGCATCCTGTCAAAGCGACTGCGGGCGCTTCGGCTCTTATGGCCCTCGGCTACGCCATTCCCATGCTCGCCGAAATGTTGGGCGGCGGTGATGGTGACGACGACGACAAGAACGCCTACTACAATCTGCCCGAATATATCCGTCGTTCCAACATCTGTTTCTATGCCGGTGAACAGTGGGTTACAATCCCGCTTCCCATCGAATATAGGGCAATGTATGGAATGGGCGAGCTTGCCTACGGTGTTATAAGCGGCAACGAGCGCTACAGCGGCATGGAACTCGGACTTCAAATGGCGGGTCAGGTCACGCAGCTTCTTCCCAACGACATGCTCGAAGGCGGGGGCGGCATATCGCCTTTCATCCCGAGCGCAGCAAAACCGTTCACCGAGGCGTATATTATGAATAAGAGCTGGACAGGGTTGCCTGTCTACAAGGATACAGCCTTTAACAAAGATGATCCTGAATGGACAAAGGCCTACGCCAGCGCAGATAAGCATCTCGTAGACTTCGCCAAATGGCTCAACGAAATCTCCGGCGGTGACGACTACAAAAAAGGCTATATCGACATCAACCCCGCCAAGATAGAATATCTTCTCAACGGCACCTTTGGCGGAATGTTTACCTTCCCCAATAAGTTGAACAAGACCGGCGAGACCATCTTCGGCGACCGTGAATTTGAATGGCGCAACATCCCGATTGCGAACCGTCTAATAAAATCAGGCGACGAGCGCACGGCAAACCGCAAACTTCAGAACGAATACTTCAAATACCTCAAGGAGTATGAATCCACGCGCAAGCTGATGAAGAAGTATGAGAACGCCGCGGATGAGGGTGTGATTAAGTACGCCGAGAAGGTCAACTTCCTGGAGAATTCGCCCGAATATCTGCGACATGAGATTTTCGACAGCTTCAAGCCTGATATTGACGCGGACCGCGAGGCTATAGCCGATGCGGAACGAAGCGAAAGGGCTACGGCTGAAAATCAGATGTATGCGGATATGCGCCAGCTCGTCAACGCCCTTCATGATCCGACAGCATATTTCAAAAACCTTTACGACGCCGGTCTGCTTGACGACGAATATATTGAATGGCTCAAAAGCCACCATGGCATTAAGCTCAAATGAGCTAAGCGGTAATAGTTAAACAAAGGGTAATGCCCGCGAGATGTAAATTTGCATACACGAGCATTACCCTAAATAGATTATAAGATGCCTGAAGAAAAGCTATACCGCATGAGCCGAGTGCGTCCCCGCAGCGACGAGGACGAGATGGACACCGTCGCCTCTTCAAAGCGACGTGGCGACCGCAGAGCATTCGACGTGCTTATGGAGGCGCAGCACCACTGGAACAATATGGATCAGTTCCGGCGCGACCGTCAGCGCAATAAACGCTATTGCTACGGCGACCAATGGAAAGACGTTATTCAGGTTGACGGCTGCATCATGACAGAAGAAGAATACATTGCAAAGCAGGGTAATGTTCCTTTGAAGAATAACCTGATACGTCGCCTTGTGCGCAATGTGCTGGGCGTATACCGCAGCCAGGCGAAGGAGCCGACGTGCTATGCCCGCGACCGTGACGAGCAGAAGCTCGGCGAGACAATGACCACAATCCTGCAGTGCAACATGCAGCTTAACCGCATGACGGAGGTCTTCGCCCGAACTATGGAGGAGTTTCTTATCGGTGGTCTTATCGTGCATCGCAAATCGTTCGGATGGCGCAACGAGAAGATGGATTGCTGGACTGACTACGTCAATCCCAACAACTTCTTTATCGACAACAACATGCGCGACTTCCGAGGGTGGGACGTAACCTACCTTGGCGAAGTTCACGACGTGTCGTTTGAAACCCTGTGCTCGCAATTCGCCGAGACACCCGAGGACTACCGCCGCTTCAGGGAAATATATACCTTTGCCCACAACAAGCAGTATATTTCCAACTACGTCGAACGCTTCGGCTACTCGCGCCTTGAAAACTTCGACTTTCTGTTTACCAGCGACCCGACGCGCTGCAGGGTTGTCGAAGTATGGCGCAAAGAGGCCAAGCCCCGCTACCGCTGCCACGACCTCAATAACGGTGACGTCTATAAGATTGACGTCGAGGATTACTACGAGATGGTCGGCAAGGTCAATCAGGAGCGCCTTATGAGAGGGCGTGCGGCCGGTATGCCCGATGATGAAATTCCGCTTATCAAGGCGACGTGGATGATAGACCACTATTGGTACTACTACTATCTGACCCCGTTCGGCGATATACTCAAAGAGGGGGAAACGCCATACGAGCATAAAGGACACCCGTATGTCTTCAAGGCGTACCCCTTCATTGACGGCGAGATTCACAGTTTCGTTGCCGATGTCATAGACCAGCAGCGCTACACCAACCGCCTGATAACCCTCTATGACTTTATCATGAGAGCGTCGGCCAAGGGTGTGCTCCTGTTCCCCGAGGGCTGCGAGCCTGATGGTATGAGCATGGAGGATATTGCCGAGGAATGGGGCAAATTTGACGGCATAGTCTACTATAAGCCGCGACCAGGCGTTGCCGTTCCTCAGCAGATAGCCAACAACTCCACGCAGATAGGCATAACGGAATTGCTGAACCTGCAGCTGAAATTCTTCGAAGATATATCAGGTGTCAACGGCGCGCTGCAGGGCAAGCCCGGTTATGCCAACCAAAGCGCCGCCCTGTATAACCAGCAGACACAGAACGCCACGACGTCGTTGCTCGATCTGCTTGACAGCTTCAGTTACTTTGTCAAGGACGGAGCCATCAAGGACGTGAAGAATATGCAGCAATTCTACGACACCAAGCGTATATTCAATATTGTCGGCAAGAATGCGTGGGTTGAATACGACCCCAAAACAATTCGTGACGTCGACTTCGACCTCTCGATTATCGAGAGTACGAACACCCCTGCATTCCGTCAGATGTCCAACGACATACTTATGCAGCTTTGGCAGGCTCAGGCAATATCAGTCGAGCAGCTTCTTGAGCACGGAGACTTCCCGTTTGCCGACGACCTGTTGCAATCCATCCGCAGCCAAAAGCAGCAGCTTGAACAGGGCCAGATTCCCGACGCAATGTCGCCGCAGTTGCAGCAGCAGGTTCAGGCCGGCGCGAATATGCAGAACGTTCAGGCGGCACGCCAAATGCTGATGAATCCTCAGATGCAGGCAGCCTGACAGCGCTTCAAGAACATAATATGAAGATAGGGCGAGTAACCAACAGGATACTCGCCCTTCGTGTTACTTCGGAGCTTTAGCTGCTTTGCTCCGCTTCTTCTTTTTCACGTTGTCGACAGCGATGGTGCTGCTGGTCAATGTGGCTATGCCCTCTGAATCGCGGCCTGAGCCCGGGCCGTGGTAGCCGACGTTATACTTTCCCATTTCTGCGACGTACTTTTGTTATTTTACGGTCGGCGTCGACCCACTCGAAATATTGCATGGCCTTTCTCTTGCGGCCGATAGCGTCGAGATACTGATCGCCGTTGCTGTAGCCCGTGCAGTAGAAACACTCGCGCACAAGGTCGAACACCCGGGCGTCGCGGCTGATATAGTGTTTCATCTTGAGACGGCGGAAATTCTGTCGATCCATTACGACGAGCTTTTTACCGGCACTGCCATGCTGCGGCATGACATAGTAACGCCGTCCTGTTTTAAGATGCTCCTTCTCGGCCATCTTGACTGCCTCACGAAGACGGAGGAAAGCGAAGAATTTTCTAAAGATATTCATAATTAAAAAGGTTGGTTAAAATGTAGCGGCAGTTATTGGTTTCTTGCGGCCACGGTTAAACTTTTTCTTTACTGGGATTATTTTCGGAGTATCCATTTCAAAGAAACAGATATGCAGCCCTATCGCGCGAGTCATAAGCAAGTCGTCGTGCTTTCCTACGATAGCGCCATAAGAACCGTTCTGTCGCTTTTCATAGAAGATGTATTCTGCAAGACAACGCTCGTCGCGCTCGACATACAGCCCCTCGCGTATAACCTTAACGAGCGTTGAAATAATCATCGGCTTCGTTGACACGTTGGTGTGAAAGCCATAACGTTTCGGCGCGCCATCGACAATTTCTTCTTCGGATTGCTTGCGGGCATATAGGTTTGGATAGACATCCTTTACCTGATTGAGGATAAACTGTGATTGATCACCGTCAACATCACGCTCTTTGTCGTGCGTTTCGAGAGTATTGCTTTCGATAACGAGCAAAGAGTTGTCATAGTAAGCTGCAATCTGTGCCGCTTTCCATGCCAACAGGTCGATGTCGATATGGCCATACCACTGTGCTACAACGACGGGCTTGCCCCCTTCGGCCATAAACAGACGGTCGAAGACCACGATGACAGACCAGTCGGCCTTTGCCGAGCGGCCGCCGACGTCTACGACTGTGAGGTATCGGTCGGTGACCTTCTCCTCGGGGTCAATCTCGGGATGGGCCCACACCCACAACAACCCTTGCCGGTCTTCACAGAAACGAAGATTCTGCAGAGCCTTCTTGCCCTCGTCAAAGTCGGCATATACGTCACCCACCTGATAGGGCGGCTTGCACGTTGGCTTCAGCGCCTCCACACGGTATTTGTCGAATACACGGGTGCCTGAATGGACGAAAGCCTCGACGTCGTCAGAGGGATATTCCGAAGCCATGATAGCGTGGTCGTTGGATTTGGCGCGCTCTCTGATATACCAGTTGATAGCTTCGAGCGTGGCGCCCTTATCCCAAAGCCAATACAGGTAACGGCCGGTCTCCTCGCGCGCCGAGGGTGCATTATCATTGTCGCGGTTATTGTAGAGCCACTGCGCAAACGCCTCCTTTTCTTTGACGCTTTCGAAGTCGAGAGAATATTGCTCGATGTCGAACCACGAAACGAACATTGCCTCAAACTGAGACTTCCCGCTCTTGGCGGCGTCATATTCTATCTGAAAGAAATTGCCCGTGCCGTTGGCAGTCGACTCATACACAATCATTGTGTAGGGCTTATAAAGCACGCCCGAGCAGGCCGAGCGGACAATATCCTCGGGGGACTTCTTATCCGTCTTTTCCCAGATGCCGACCTCGGAGCAATGTACGAGGTTATAGTCGCCGCCGCGGCAAGAATCGGGATTCTTGGCGGTGCCAATCTTTATCTTGCAGTTGCGCTGCGGCACCGAATGGATAAGACCCGACATGCCGACGCCGACAAGCTTCGGCTCGTTGTCGTCGTAATCAGCACCGAACTTATAGAGCATCGACATCGGGTAGCTGTCGAGCATGCGGTTGAACATATCACGTATCTCGTCTGGGCCCGAAGTCTGATGCGCTATGATAAGCGAGTTGAGGCCCACACGGTGAACGAGCTGCAGCCACGCCATATAGAGCTGCGACGTTGTCGAGCCGCCCCACTGACGCGCCTTCAGCAGAATAAGGCGAATCGGCTTCTTCGCCAGCCGCTTTTCCTCCAGCTTTTCTACGAAGCGCCGCTGAGGCCGCGTCAGACGAAACAGCACGTCGGCGCCGCCGCCCTTATTCTTAATCCAAACGTATGTTGCCGCCCAAAAGGGGAAGTCGTGGCGACAGCGGATGCGAACAAACTGTTCGATGACCTTTAGACGGTCAGCCTCGTATTCCTCTTCGTCGGCATAGTCCATGCCGAGGGTATTGCACAAGAAACTCTCGAGGGAGCCCGCAGCTATAAGCTGACGCACAAGGGGTATCTTGCGCATGGCTTCAGGTAGCCACTGACGCTTAATGGGAAAGTCCTTGATGAAGCATTCGAATCTCGCACCGACAGAGCCTTTGCCGGAGACGGGATTGAAGGGAGCGTGGATTTCATTAAGCCGCTCCTGATTGATTCTGAGAATATCGGCTACCTCATTTTGCATGGCATAGGCATATTGAGGACGCCGACAAGCAGTCCGGCGACATAACTGTAGAGATGAAGCCAGCCGTTGACTAACGGGAACAGGAAACCCACCGAGATATACAGTGCCATACAGGCGTTGTAATATAGCTTGCGTTGAACCTGAAAAGCTATCATGCCTAGAAGAGCAAAGCATACCGCCGACAGTCCAACCGTCGGCTCAGAAGACAGAGCGATATTAGGCGCCGCTACGGCGATGGCATACGCCACCGCCATGTGGAGCCACGTCACATTGTAGAGAAAGAGTATTGATACGAAACACCAGGCGTTGATAGCGGCATGGATTACCGAGGCATGAAAGAAAGAATATCCTAACCGTCGCAGCATGCCGCATCCCGCCGCAGCTCCGACTGTGTCCCAATCAGGGACGTATACCAGCGAGCATATAACGACATACAGGGCTATCAGCAACCCCGCAGTCTTTTCGATTTTGCCGCGAACCATTGTTTTCTCGCTTTAAGAATTAGAACACGGGCGCTCCCCGGAGCCAAGTAGAACCGAGGCGCAGGCTGCGCAACGACAGCTTCAATCAGTCTTGGAAGAGACCATTTCGAATAAACGCGGCGCAATTCGACCACGCGCCGATGTATCTCAAGAAACATCTCGCGCTTATTTGGCCGCATATAAAGAAGATTGTCGCCGCGCATGATGTTTGCGACGACGACAGCTGCGCGCGAGGCGGACACCCAAAATCGGGCGGCAGGCATATTGACCACACTTTTGAAAACCTCGGGCATGGATACATGATTGCACGACTTCAGATATTGAAAATATGCACGCAGTAGATCTTGTGTACGCTCGTGATGGAATTCGCTTTTGCAGCTGAAGTTTTTCATTGATTGGTAACCGGCTATCATCATTGCATCGCCTATTGCAAAAATAACGATAAGCGGTAAAAGATAAAAGATTGGCTGTCGGATATGCGCGTATATTTGCAGTAGAATAAATTACAACAATCTAACCCGAAGCATTATGCCTGATACAGAAACAGTTAAAAGCAAACGCGAAAAGACGTTGGAGCGGATGAGGAGTAAGTATCCTGATGAGCAATTTGACGACGACGAGCAGTTATTCGGTCGAATAAACGACGACTACGACCAATACGACAGCGAACTTGCAGGCTATAAGGAGCGCGAGGGAAAGTTCTCCGACATGTTTACCTCCGACCCGCGTTCAGCCCGGCTGATGATGAGTTGGAAAGACGGAGATGATCCCGCTGTTGCCCTGATACGTCTGTATGGCCAGGACATCAAAGATGCTATCGACGACCCCGAGAAACAGGAAGACATCGCCGAAGCCAATAAAGAATACATGGAGCGCGTCGCTAAAGAGCAGAAGTATGAGGAAGAATACTCCTCTAACCTTGCCGAATCACTGACCGTGCTCGAAAAAGCTCAACAGGACAAAGGTCTGAGCGACGACCAGATTGATGACGCCATGGCGTGGTTTATCGGCGTGGCCAAAGACGCCATGATGGGTAAGTTCTCGCCTGAGACTATCGAAATGATTATCAAGGCGCAGCACTACGACAACGACGTTGCTCAGGCCGGAGAAGAGGGGGAAGTCCGCGGCAAGAATGCCAAAGTTACCGAAACCCTCCGCAAGCCCACCCGCGGCGACGGTACCGCGCAGCTCGACGGCAAGAATGGCGGTGGCCACCGTCGACAGTCCATGCCCGACCTCGGAGCCATCGACCGCTATGCCGACGGCAACATGAGCATCTTCGAGCGTGGCGGCGAGAAGCGCACCCCTATAAGACGATAATTTTCAATCCATCTAATTTCAAACATTAAAAACAATCTCAATGAAAACAGTAACAAAAGCAACTCGTTTTCTGCTTAGCTTCGTGCTGAGTATGGTTGCTCTCGTCACGGGAGCAAGCTCGGGAGTTTGTATGGCTGCCGCAAGCAGCCTCCCCAATGCAGGTAAAACAAATGCCGGTGCCGATGGCACAGGCGGTGCCGACGGCATTGCTACGGAAACGCAGGGTCGCGTCGACGGTGATCCCAACTTCTACATGCAGGACATCGACAAGCGCATTGTCAAAATCCGCCCCATGGCTACGCCTATTGACCAGATTTCGCGTTACGCGAAAGCCTCGTCGTGTTCCTCCTTTGAGGTCAAATACTACAGCGTCGGCACTCGTCCTATCTCCTGTAAGACCAACAAGGCTGTTACGGCTCAGACAACCGGTGCATCCATCACCCTGCCTGTTGACGACGCGAATATGTTCACCCTCGACGACACCATCCGCGTTGTCGGCGTAAAAGGCAAATATGACTGCAACGGCGTTGCGTATCCTTCGGACAGCGACAATGTGCCCGACCTCGTTCTGTGTGTCTGCGGCAAGAGCACCGATACCAATATGCCTACGGTCTATGCCGTCAACGGCGACAAAGACAGCACCACCGGTTACGCCACCCTCGTCCCCGCAATCCCCAGCGGCACAACCCTCGTGCGCATGGGTAAAGCCTGCGGAGAGCTCGACGTTCAGACCGGTCGCTTCAACAACATCCCCATGCCCGAAACTCAGTATTGCCAGAACTTCATGATTCAGGTTGAGCAGTCTACCTTCGACAAGATTGCCGCCAAAGAGGTGAACTGGTCGTTCTCCGACATCGAGGAAGACGGTATCTATGACATGCGACTCTCTCAGGAGAATACCTACCTGTTCGGCGTCAAGAACGTTATCAAGCACGTTGCCAAAGAGGGCATGAATACATGGTTTACCGGCGGCATTTGGTATATGGCCGGCAAGGACATCGAGGTCGGCGTATGGGATGACAAACTTAAATGCGCCGTAATCACCGACGACAACCTTGTTGATATCACCAAAGACCTCTTTGTCGGCACAGGCATCGGCAACAAGCGCAAGATTCTTTTCTGCGGTTCAGATATGCTATCGGCATTCTCGAAAATCAAGAGCGAGAAATTCCGCCTGAAAGACACTGTGGAAGTGTGGAATCTGAAATTCAAATCATGGGACACCGACTTCGGAGAGGTGCTGACAATCCACCACGAACTGTTTGATGCAAACGGTATGAGCGATTACGGTTTCGCGATGGATCCCGAATATCTGTCAAAGAAAACCCATGTATCGTGGGCGCGTAATGTGCTTGACCTCAAGACCGCCGGTATCCGCAACACAGACGCTGTAGTGATTCAGGAAGTCGCGTGTCTCTATCTGCGCTACGCGAAGGCACACGCCCGTATGCGCCTCGCACAGCCCCCTACAACGGCGGCTGACGGCGGCGAAGTATCGCAGGCCAGCAGCGGTCAGGGTAACGGCTGACAAAACGCAGAGGCTACAACACAAGAATAAGCTGAAAAAGGGTGGACGGTAAAACCAACCGCCCGCCCTTTTTCTATAATACATCAAACAAAAAACAGCAATGAAGAAGTACATCGCCAAAACCAATGTCAGTATCAACGTAATACTGCCGTCAGGTGCTAACCGCCACATCGCCTTCAGTGCACTCACAGGCGGCGGCAGCGTCTATTACACCGATGACCCCGACGTGATACAGGCAATCGAGCGGCACTACAAATTCGGCACACTGTTCCGTATCGACCCGCGATATGAGGCCGAGAAGCAGCAAAACAAACCCGTTGCCAAAGCAAAAGCCAAGTCCGCACCGAAGCAGCCTGACGCAAATCCCGCTACCGAAGAGCCGGAAGCCGGGCAAAGCCCTGCAGAGGAAGACGGAGGCGACGACACTGCAGAGGACAGCGAAGACACCGACATTAAAAAAGTCGTAGTGTCAGACCCTGATTCTGCAAAGGCGTACCTCGCCGAGCAATTCGGCTACAGCCGAACCAAAATCAAAACCATAAAAGCCATCAAGGAGGCCGCCGCCTCTCACGGCATAGTCTTCGAAGGTATCTAAATCATGCCGTCATGATATACAGCTTGGCCGAGATTACGCGCGAAGTCCGCATTGCCATAGACCAAAATATGACGAGTGAGCAACTGATTGTTACCGGCGACATCGAAACGCTGTCACTCGAAGACATCATACGTTCAAAAGTCGTTGAGGCTGTTCGACGCGTCGAAAGCGTTGCGCCTGTCAGATTTCTCGAAGCGGGCCACAACTTCGGCGATGCTGTCTATTGGGGCGAGCTCGAAAGCGGATGGGTGTTGCTGCCCGAAGACTTCATGCGTCTTATCGCCTTTCGTATGAGCGATTGGGAGCGAACCGTCTACGCCGCTATCTCAGTCAGCGACCCGAAGTACGCAAAGCAGTCATCGCGCTACAAAGGAATACGAGGGAACCCGCAGAAGCCCGTCTGCGCTATCGTGAACCGGGCAGAAGGCAGGGCTCTCGAATTTTATTCTTGCAAAAGCAAGGACGCTTACGTTGCGCGCGCTACTTACGTGCCTTATCCAAGCATCGACGAAGAGACTGACAGCATCGACATCAGCGAGAAGTGCTTCACTGCCGTGGTTTACACCGTAGCGGCATTGGTGCTGAATACCTACGGTGAAGCTGACAAGGCGTCTGCCATGGTTGAATTGGCTAAATCAATTTTACAACAATGAGATCAATACCAACAAAGCATCTCGACGGCGATGTTTCCGTCGGGCGCAATGTGGCGGCGGGGGGCAATGCCAACGTTCAGGGGAGTGTCCGCATAGGGCACAACCTCGTTGTTGAGGGCATCCTCGACGCCAAGAATATCAAGGGGCCGTTCAAGGGGCTCTACGAAACCAAGGCGCAGCTCGAGGAGACCTACCCGAACCCGCGCAACGGATGGTGGGCCCTGGTGGGGCTGCCTCTGCCGGCGCCTGTCTATCTCGCCTACAAAGGGCAGTGGAAGGTGAAGACCGGCAGCGACGGATCGCCCGTTGTTGCGGGAGAGATTGTCGTCGACCTCTCCGGCATCATGGGGAAGGCTTACGGCATCGCCCCGCTCGATGAAGACGGGAAAGTGCCCGACAAGCATATCCCCGAGCGCTACGATGACGTTGTTGCCTTCGCCGACACTGTCAGCGGCATCACCGTCAACGCCACCGAGCCGACGAACTATATTCAGTCGAGCCTGATAGTGTTCAACAAAGACACCGGCAAATTCGTCTACGCCATGCAGCTTTTTGAGGTTGACAACGGACAGCCGGTTGAATCGGTGTGGACGCAGAACAGCGACGGAACCAAGAGCCTCGACACCTCGCACTTCAAATTCTTCGCTCAATGGCTCGGCAGCGAGCTCTACGGCACCGTGGCCACCGGCGGTATCACGCCCGAGGCGGGGAAGATCTACGTCGAGGCCGCGACCGAGAGACTGTATATCTACAACGGCAGCACCCTGAGCTGCGCTACGCGCCTGCTGGGACATAACAGCGGCGAAGCCTTTCCCGGCGACGAAGGGGCCGCGCTCGACGACAAGGTTAGCCACAAGATAGGCATTCTGCCTTTCGACGGCATCTGGTATGGCAGCGGCACCGCGCCGACCTCGGGCGTCTACTACTGCCCGAACGACGCCGACGGCGCGCACTTTCGCAGCTTTGGCACCGACGACCCCTTTCACGGATGGGCCGACGAAGACTATAACATCGACACCACGGCCAACCCCGACCGCCTCTACAGGCTCGAAGGCAAGCTGTATCATTTCGTCGACGGCGAGCTTCGCGAGTTCGTCAGCAGCGAGCGCACCTTTACCGTATGGAATGAATTCGAGCTCGACACCGCCACCTCGAAATGGAGTGTCGGCGGCGATGCTACAGAATTCCTTGCGGGCGTCAAGGCGGGCGACATCCTCAACACCACGGGGACGGCCGTCTCGACCTATGTTGTTGTGTCGATAGTGCGGAGCGCGGGAGCGGTCACGCAGGTTGGCGTTGTCAAGCTTGGCGAGGCTGTAACGGTCTACGCTCTCAAGGCTGACACGACATATAAGAAGGTTGCCCTCGTAGACGAGACAGCTCTTAAAGCAGCCACGCCGAGCTATTGGAAAGTCGATGCTCGCGACTACGGTTTCGGCAACCCAGGCAATGGCAATTGGACGGCATACCGTCAAGGCAGCAGCGAGGAAGCCGACATATTTGGCGACTGCCGCGTCGGTGACATAGTGGAGCTCGAATCAATGGACGACACGGTTAACGCTGTAATCGTTTCCAAACATGAATCAGTGATAACGCTATGCGCGCAAACAGCAGGCCCGCAATCGAGCTATACTCATTTGCTGTATAACATTTGGGACGACGGCACAATCGACGCCTTCATTCCTCAGGAGAAGTTAAAAGCAACCGATGACGTTACGGTTGACGGCGGCATATCCATTACCGACAGTGCGCGGCGTCAGGTATTCAGCGACCTTTGGAAAGACGCTGTAGGAATGGTGGATTACAAAGACCATCCGACCAAGCCTTATGAGCATGACGGCGCGTGGTTCACCTACGACGAAGCGCGAGCCGAGTTCAACAAGATTAAGTTCCCGCGCTCCCACGCTCTAACGCTGGCGCTCGGCGACAACAGTGAGGGGACGTGGAGCGGAGCGGCTCTGGGCGACATCCGTCAGGGGGACATTCTGACATGGACAGACGCAGACGAGATGTTCAGAGCAGTTGTTTTCGGGGAACGGACTTCGGGCACACGCCGGGAGGTTTGCGCCATGTTCACGCGCGACGGTGACGAGGCGATAGAGTTCAGCCTGTTGTGGCTCCATGAAAACGGGGAGGCCTACGAGACGGTTTTCGACAGCTCGCAAACACTGGCATGGCAGTTCGCAGCGTGCCAGAATAAGCTCACGGACACGGCGGATATTCAGGTCAGAGCCGAGGCGAGGCCGTCAGGGCAGCACTATACCCCCTACGGCCTCTACCTGAAAGACTCGGCGAAGCGCGCGGTGTTCAACGATTTGTTTAATTCGGAGGGAAATATTTGCAACCGATCGCATTCCAGCCGGCCGGTGTCCGCGAAGTATGATCCTGAAAATGCTCCGGATGCTTCGCACCCATATTGGTGTAATAAAATTTGGCTCACCTATGAAGAAGCGATGGACGCCTATAACCATCGCCTGGCTCCAAGTGAGAGTCCTGCCGGTGCTATTAGACAATGCGTGCCTCTGAGGACTGCGATCTGTAGCCTCCACACGATGTTGGGCGAAAAATTGAGTTTCAGCGGCACGTTCCACGGCTTGTCGAAACTTGAGGTGGCGCGCCTTTCGACAAATGACATACAGGGCGTAGGGGTGTCAAATATGCGGGGGGCATTCTTCGACTGCTTAAAGCTAAAGGAAATTATGCCCACAATTATTGACAGCACCGATTCCTCGCTCTCATGGCATACCGCTTTTTCCCGCTGTGCCGAGCTCGAATCATTTCAGATAAAAGAACTCCGCCATAATCTCAACCTTAAAGATTCGCCGAAGCTGTCATTGGCCACAATGCAGTATCTCGTTAACAATGCGTCGACGGAGATCACTGCGGGAAGCCCTGTGGTTGTCACCGTCCATGCCGACGTCTTCGCCAAGCTCACGGGGGACACAACCAACGAGGCCGCGGCGGCTCTGACCGATGACGAGAAAGCCGCATGGGCCGCAGTGCTCGAAGCTGCCTGCGCAAAAAACATCTCATTTGCAGCAGCCTGACATCCGATTGGCAATTGAACATTCTCAACTCTAAATTCTACATTATGATTTCAATAAAAACATTAACTAACGGTAAATCAGTGGCTTATGTGGGGGGGTAATTTCTTCACTCAGGCGAATCCGACGAATTTCCATCAGTTCTGGACACAGAAGATTTTGCTGGAAGATGAGACTGTCGCGGATTTCAAAGAGGTCACTGCGGCGGAGAGATCAGCTATCGAGGCCGCGGATGCCGAATGGACACGCCCGAGCGAAGAGTTCATCGCTCAATGTGAGCACGTCGGAGTCCGCTACAACCGCACAACAGGGTTCTTTGAACTCAACGGTCTTACCGACATAACGGAAGCTCAGATGAGAGACATCTACCGCTATACTTCTCCACCGGTCTACTCGTCTGATAATGTTTCTCTCTCATATGGCAGAGCCCTGTTTCGGACAAATCTACCTCCCAATGCATCTCACTATTGGATTGACACAAATCGGTTATTTGCCGGTAACACAGTTTTGGAAGTGGCGCGCCTGCCTCGATATTATTCAGATGGAACGCACTTTACGAAATTTTGTAGAGACACTTTCGCAGAATGCCGCTCGCTGAGAGAGATAACCGAGGTAATAGTAGCGCCACAGAATAAGAGCGATTCAAACACATGGTATGGAACATTCGCCGGCTGTTTCAAGCTTGAAACGGTAAGAATAAAGAACCTGTATGGAAATATATCGTTTGCCCACAGCCCGCTTATATCTTCCGACAGCATATCTTACTTAGTCGAGAACCGCACGACAGCCCACACCGACGTCATCACCGTAACAGTCCATGCCGACACTTTCGCAAAGCTGACAGGCGATACCACCAGCCCGGCTGTTGCCGCGCTTACACCCTCGGAACTCGCACAGTGGCAACAGATCCTCACCGCCGCAACAGCAAAAAACATATCATTCACAACACCATAAGACAATTATAAATTTTAAATTCTAAATTCTCAATCATGATACAGAAAGTCAACGGAATATGGCAGAGCAGCGACGGCAAGAAGCTGCGCCGCATTTCAACAGGCACCGTCGGAACACTCCATGGCGCGCTCCCCGGCGACACCGCCGAGAGTTTCGAAGAACTCAGCGCCGACGACATTCCCACCTACACCCGGGAACAGTATCGCGCCGAAACCGAGCGTCTCATCGCCGAGCGTTACACAACCGGGCAGGAGATCCAGTTTGCCCGCGAGAAAGAATCCGCCGACGGCTACACCGACTATCTCGCCTATGTCGAGCGGTGCAAAGCCCGCGCCCGCGCCGCCCTCGCCGCGGCCAAAGAAGCCGAGCAGCAGTAAGTCAAACCCGCAGAGCCGCAGGAGCCATAAGATAAAGACGACGGCAGCCGACGGCGGGCTAAATTTGTAACGAGAGAGAAACATCAGCAATGGAACAAGCAATGACATGGTGGCAGAACCTCGCCCTTATCCTCGGGGCGCTGGGAGGCTTTGAGTTCATCAAATGGCTGTTCAACCGCAAGACCGAAAAGCGGCTGAACAATATAGAGGTCAAGCAACAGGAGCAAGACCTCGACGAGAAGCGCATCACCGAGCTTCACGCCTCGATGGACAAGGCCAACGAGCTCAACGACAACCTCCTCAAACGCCTGTCGGCGGCCAACGCCGCCATCGACAAACATATCGACCGCAACCGCGAGCTTTCAGACCGGCTCTACCATGCCGAACAGGAGACCAACCGCGTCAACGACAAGCTCACCGAAGAGCAGTCGCGCACCGCCGACCTCGAGCGACGGCTGGGCATAGCGGAGCGCCGGGCCGACCACTACCGCGAATGGCGCTGCGAGTGGAGCGACTGTCAGGATCCGCGCGGCCGGCGCCCTCCCAACGCCAAGCTCAAAGGGCGGCATTACACCGAGCCGCCCGAGTTTGAAGACAACCATCAGGAAACAACATCAACCGACAACGACAATGAAAATACTGATTGACAACGGCCACGGAGCGGAGACCCCCGGGAAATGCAGCCCCGACGGGCGCCTTAGAGAATACCGCTACTGCCGCGAGATAGCGCAGCGCGTCAGCCGCGAGCTCACCCTGCGCGGCCATGACTGCATATTGCTCACCCCGGAGCAGAGCGACGTAGCGCTGGGCGAGCGCGTGCGCCGCGCCAACGCCTGGGCGCGCAAGCTCGGCGCCAAGAACGTAGTTCTGGTGTCGATCCACAACAATGCCGCAGGAGCCGACGGGAAATGGCACAGCGCGCGCGGCTTCTCGGTGTTCGTCAGCAAGAACGCCTCCGACAGCTCGCGCCGCCTCGCGCGCATCTTCACCGACAACGCCGCCGCACAGGGGCTTGCGGGGAACCGCAGCATACCGGCCGAGCGCTACTGGGTTCAGTCGCTGGCGATGACGCGCGACACCAACTGCCCGGCCGTTCTCACCGAGAATCTCTTTCAGGATAATCGCGAGGACACCGACTATCTTCTTTCGGAAGAGGGGAAGCGCGCCATAGTGAAGCTTCACGTAGACTCGCTCACCGAATATATCAACACTATATCGAAGAAATGAAAACCAAAGGAACCATACTGCTTGCCCTGACGGGCGTGGCACTGTTTTTAAGCGGCTATTTTATCGGCCGAAGAGGCACGGGCCCCACCGACGGCGACGGCGCCGTTGAGCGCGTGACGGGCGCGCAAACGATAGAATACAGAAGGCCTGTGCCGCAGATGGAGGCCGCGTTGGACAAACGCATCTATACCATTCCGAGCTATCGGATAATCAGCGGAGGGGTAGTGAAAGCGCCGCACGACAGCCTCACCGCCGACACATCTCAGGCCGGGGAAGGAGCGGGCGTCCTGCCGCGAAGTAGCGACAGCGCCATCATAGAGCTGCCGCAGATACAGCGACATTACAGCGACAGCACCTATGAGGCATGGGTCAGCGGGCCGCTCGACCCGCGGCTCGACAGCATCAGAGTATTCGCCCCGACGACAATCATAACCCGGCATAAGCGCGACGCCCCGAAGCGGTGGCACCTCGGAGTAACGGCGGGCTACGGCTACGGGCCTCGCGGCTTTCAGCCCTACGTAGGGGCGGGGATAACGTTTTCGATAATATCTTTCTAACAATGCCCACAATTACATTATCAGTCAAAAAATCCGAAGTTTGGGACGAGGTAGCCAAAATTTCAGGATATACCGGCGACAAACTGACTGACGCCGACGAGAACGCCTATGAGCGTATCCTTATGACCGACGAAGACCAGGAGAGCCTACAGCGATTTTGGGACGAGGCTGCTGCTGTAGCCAATGACCAGCTCAAGGAGATGTTGGAGACGGCAAGCTCGGCGAGCGATGACTATAATGTCGTGTTACTCGTGCCACGAAACTACGACACTGTCTTAAATGAGAGCGTGGAGGTAGCATTGAAAGGCTACTTTATATCGGCCATTGTTGGCCGCTGGTTCAGGCTTGCCGACAAAGACGAGGCCGAGGGCTACATGACAGAAGCCGGCAGCATGATGAAAGACGTATTGCGCAAGCTTTACTCTCGCAAACGGCCTCAGAGAGCAAAGGCAGAAGCCGAATCAGCCCGGCTCAAAGCTGCAGCCGCAACATTCCCAGCGGGCGCGACGGCGTATGCCGGGCCCTCGACAAATCCAGCCATTTGGGGCGGAACGCCGCAAAACGTGTATAACGTGGGCAGTTGCTACAATCGCTACGGTCAGGACAGCGAGCAAGAGCCGAAGTGGTCGAACACCTTGGTGTTTCTGCGCGACGAGCTATTGCTCGACATACAGAACTACACTTTCGTCACCGCTGACATAATGCCCGCTGACGATGACCATCTGAAACATCAGGTCTTCGATGTCGCTCAGTCCGGCAATGACGAGCTCGCTACTCGCATACTCAATCTTGCCCATGCTGAATGTGTTGAAAGTCTTTACCCCTTCACCAAGACGCCTTGCATACAAGATGAAAAGCTCGATGACAAGTTAGTGGCACCTTCTCAGTACGTTATAGAATTGTCATTACCTGAAAAATTCTCGCGCACAACGGTACTGCTGCTTAGAGAGCTTATTCACGACTATTTTGTATGCCGGGTGTTGGTGGAGTGGTTAGGAATAACATATCCGGCCGGACAGTCTCTTTGGAAAGAGAGGCTTGAATTGTTGATGGCGCGAATGAAACGCGCATTGTTGGGCCGACGAAAACCACTGAGACGCAGTCAATCAATGTTCTAATAGAATGGCCGGGACGCATCACGCGCACCGGCCATTAGTTTGTAAAGAGTTAATCTTACCCAAGATGAGTTATCTTAGCTGATTTGTCTTCCGAGCCTCGAACTGCACCGTCGCGCCGAAGATGCTCTCTTCACGATCGAGAGTAGCTACGCCGGCTATACGGAAATACTTGTAGGGCGAGCCGCGGAAGCCGCGTAGGTAGTGGTCTTTGCTCGACCAGACGGGGAACCACGTGACAAGGTCACGCGAGCCATAGAGGACAGAGCTCACATGCCCCTTTGCGAAATTGCCGCGCTGGATGACAGTGTCGACAGTCTTGAGGATGTCGGGCGCGTCGAGCTTGAGAGGGCGGCTCAGAAGAATGCCCGTGGCGTCAGTGGCATCTGATTGCGAAAAATCTACAAGGTAGTTTTTGTGTAATCCTGTATGCAATTTTTCAGAAGTTATTGCCAACGGTTCGGGATAAGAGGCAGGGGCGTCACAAATACTACTCTGTATCATCCCCCATGATTGCGAGCGTAAAGAATAAACATATGCATACGTTTCCTCAGGATTGTAGACAATGATTCTCTGTTTTGGATAATCATATAGCATACGGCAGCCTTTCAAGAAATCTTGAAAGGATATTACGTCAACATCAGAAGTATTAAGGCCCGCCAACTTCGTAATCTTATCTCCCATAGGAATATCTAGAAGCGAAGTTGGGGCGATCGCATCAATACTCTCGGAGATGCAAACAACATTAGACCCTTGAAGCATCATAATGCCGCGATCCGATGCGAAGAGGACTGCGGAGTCAATCTGCGTGATACTATCATGATTGACGCACACGTCTCTTGAAGCCGGATGTCGGGAACCGAAGCTGCCTGAAGCTGAAACTTCCAATGCCCATACCCCGTCTGTAGCAAAAGCATATAGAGGAAACTGCCCAAACTGGCCTTGCGAAAGGGCTTGAGTTGCCGCCGCAAGACCAACAATTTGCCCGGTTCCAACGGTAACAATACCCGTGGCGGGGAAAAAGAATGGATTATTAACCTCAGAAGTATAAACCTTTGCCCCGACGTTTACTGACGTCGGTGAATCCGTAGACTCGGCTTCGACGCTTTCTGAGGGTATCGATTCTTTCCTCATTCCCTTCTTTCCGCAATACCAATAAGCGCCGTTCAGAAAGTCGTGCGGCTTTAGGGTTACGATATACCTTTCCGTTTCAGAAATGTAGAATTCTATTTTATATGCAGACGAGTCAGGGTAGAAGATGTATCTCGGGAAATTCCCCGCCGGATAAAACCATACGTTCGAGGCAACTGAGCTCTCTCCTGTATAGACCGCATGGCAAGCCACTCCGTTTATTCGCGTCCAAACTGTTATGCGGACAACATTCGGGATTGTTCCATCTGGATTGCCGAACTGCATCATTGAGCGCATTGGAAACGGTTTTGCAGGTGATATTTCGACGCCCGCAAGGTTAAGCCGGGAATTAAATGCAAACAGGGAGCCGGCGGCAATTTGGCAATGCGATTGGTAGTCATCAGTCAATGTCGGACGAGCGACTAATGTAGACAGGTCATCATTGCTTAATTTAAGGCGCGCCATCCCCGTCATAGCCGTAAGATTTTTGGTTTCCAATTCGGCTACCTTATAAAATGTGTGCACACCTTCTATGTTGCGGTGAAAATCGGGGTGCGGCTGTATGTTAAGGCAAAGGTGGTAATCAGGATTATCGATTGCGCTCGTCCTCATTGTGCGGTCTATATATTTCCCGTCGATAGATTCAGCATAGTGACCAACGAATACTTCTTCGGCCAAAGTCACACCGGGTCTGCCCGCCACAGTTGTGCCGTAATCGTTGGTAACGTCACCAAGAATAGACCTTGTGTCAGTAACAGGACGCCATGGCAAATCTTTCGACTGATCGTAAGTATATATGGGCGCAGAAATAAACACATCGATACCTGTGACAAGGTCAGACCAATCAGCAAGCTCTTCCAGACCATTTGACAACACTCGATAGGTCAGGCCAAAATATGGGACTTTAAGTTGCAATGTTGCCTTAAGTGTTTCGTCGGCAGTTGGGTTTGATCCGTCGTCGCTATATTTTATAATGGGCGGCAAGATTGTAGGCAGCATAAGTATCGGTGATGAGTGCCAGGAATATGTGCCGTCATAAAGTCGATAGGCATATCGGACGAAAAACGGCATATAGAAATAGCCTAACGAAGTAACATCCTTTACTACTTTAGATAATAGCAGTCCATAGGCCATTTGCGTAAATGCTGCCAATTCGCCTTCCTCAGCCTGACCTTGCTCGGAGCTCCAGCTTGCTCCGCACCTCGCGGGAATATCGAATGTGTCGGCATTGCTCAGAGTCCCAATCTTATAAGTGCCGAAATCGATAACTATAAAGGGAGGTCTATCCTGAAGCGCCACATAAGTATTGTTCTTCCATAAAGCATATTTGACCCCCTCTTCGGATGCAATAACAATAGTGTTGCCTACAATAGCAATATCTTTGAAGTCGTCATAGGTATCTATATACTCTGCTGAACTCGTGTTGGCGACATCAGGATCTTTAAGAAGCCACCAAAGCGAAGATTTGTTATCACTTGCTTCTCGGAGAATGATATAGTTTTCTTGTCCCGGGACTGAATGAGTCAGGAGGATGCGCTCGTTTGGTGTGGCGAGCGTAAGAATCTTTTTTGGGGGGAGGATTGGCTTGAGGTGGCCGTCCTCGCAGATGAGATTGAGAGAGGCGGCGAGCTGCCCATCGGGGCACTCATAGTCGGAGGGGCGCGCAGCATAGCCGCTGTAGATGACTTCTTTTATCATTATTGAGTGAGATTTAATCGAACGATAATAGGCAGCATGAGACGGCCGCGGCTGTCGGTCGTTACCGTCCCGCACGGGAGCGCCGCCTTTTTGTCGGCGTTGCAGGCGGCCAGCATAGCCCGGCACAGTCGAGAGGAGCAGCCGCGGAAATGCAAAGCGTTACCCTTCGGTTTAGACGGATACACCTGCGCCTCGTAGTGGCCGCCGGCAGCAGCTTCAGCTTGGCAGGCGACGTAAAGATAATACTCGCAGCCGTCGCTCAACACATCCACCACATCACCCGGGGAAATGTTGAGCGCACGCACAACACGGGCCGTCAAGTCAAAATGACCGTCAGCGCGAAAGATAACGTCAGAACGACGTGTTATTCCGAGTAAACTTTTCATGTGGCCTCTCGATTTGGAAATAGACACGACCTTGCGGCGTGACTTGAGTTGTAACAGTGAGTTTACAGGGCTTCGTAAACCGAACAATACCATAATCATACAGCATCATTGCGACAGTGGGATTGAGGCTTTCAAAGCCGATGCACTTATGCTTTGAGTTGTATTGTATATCGGCTAACTGTGTAGGCTTGTCAAATGGCACGTTGACAGCGAAGCCATACCGCTTTGCAGCCGGAGTATAGAAAACAAACACCTTAGGTTGTATGTCGGCCTCTCCATATACGCGTTTGATGTGACGAAAGAGACGACGTGAAAATGTGACGGAGCTGTCGCGCGCGTCCATTATCACGAAGTATTGGCGATTGCGCCACCATGTGATGAGTTTCTTTGGCCGACGCCAAAGCGTTTCAGTAATTGATTTAATATGAAGAAACGATGGATGAAGCATGATGCTAAGATAATATGTATCAGTGAGAGAATGTTGTTAAGTTGGAATAGTCATGTCGTGAACGGAACGACACGGTTTCAACAAACTTGTAGGAGAGGTTGTGGTCAAGGGCGGCTCGATGTTCATCGGCTTCTTTTTTACTGCGGAAGATGAAACTCGACACTTCACATTTGCTCGTGCCTCTCGTGTGAATAATGTTGGCGTAGTATTTGCGACCGAGAAGAAACGCCACGATCTCGGTCAGAACGGTTGTTGTCTGTTTCATTGTTTGTTGGTGTTATGAGTTGGTTATTATGAGACGGTTAAATATTTATGCGACTCTGTTTTTCAGGCGTCTTTCAACTTCGGAGCACAGTGCTTCACACCAGGCACGGGCTATGGTTACTTCAACTGCATTGCCGATGAATTTCTTTTGGTCGGCCTGAGTGCCGATGAGGACATAGCCTTCCGGGAAGCCCTGTATCAGCAGTAGCTCGCCGACCTTTAACATTCGCATTTTGATGTCGATGATATTGTAAAGCGCCATGAATTCTTTAATTTTTACAGTCATGGGGCTGTCGTCGGCATATATCTCGATGGCAAGCTGACCGGTCTCAGTTGTAACGAGGTATGGAGGGCGTTTGTCCATTTTCGCAATCAGCGTAAAACATGGATCGTCGACTGAGCCACCGGCTGAGTTGAACTGCGGATTCATCAGATAGTGCTGCTTGCGATTGGCGGTTATGACTCTCGACGGAGCATCGACAGAGCTGCCGACGTTGTTATAGCTTGTATCCATAATCCATGGTTTCACTGTGACGAGATGATGTTTGGGATTGGTGGTAATGGTTCCCGCAACAGTGTCAACGGAAGATGGTTTGCTATTCCCATACTGCATGTCGATGAATTGAGTCTGAACGATTGCCATTCGGTCATGCGTAGTCAGAGTGGCGGCGGGGCTGTCGACGGATGTATTGAAGCCATTGCCGTAGTGAACGGATATAAAGGCATGGTGGTCGATGGTAGTCAGCGCACCGGCAGGGCCGTCGACAGAAATAGTTTTTCCTTCAGGCGATCCTCCGAATTGTTTTGACAGGAATGACACTGACGCCAGGGCGAGACGTCCTTGAGTGGCTACAGTCGGACATGGGCTGTCGAGCGATGGCGCGAGATATTTCCCGTTTTGGTTCATCGAGTTGTATTTGACAAGGAAATTTTTCTTGCCTCCGGCAACAAATTTTATTAGGCCGGCATATATGCGCTCGAGGGTGGATTCCGACAACGGCTTTTTGCGCCCGAAGATGGAATTTCCTTCATCGGAGAAGTCGAGGACATCACGCACGGCTTTCCATTTTGCCAATTCTCCAAACAAACCGCGTTCGCCGTTTTTGCTATGAGTGGGTTCGGGGAAGACAATCGGAAGACCACGTCTGGCAAATATGCCAAAGAAGCGTTTGCGGGAGGTATAGGCGCCATAGTCGGCCGCGTTCATTATCCGATACTCGTAGTCATAGCCATACCGTTTTATCTTGTTGACCCAACGCACGTAGCTGCGTCCGCGGTCTTTCGACAGCGGGCGCCCGTTTTCATCAAGAGACCCCCATGACATGAATTCCTCGACATTCTCGATCTGAATATAATCGGGGTCGATAGCCTCGATATAGCGGAACAGATGCTCGGCAAGCGTGCGGCTGTCGGCGTCGCGTGGCTGGCCGCCTTTTGCCCGGCTGAAATTGGTGCACTCCAGAGAGGCCCACAGCGAGACGAGTGCATCGGGGTTCTTCTCTTTACATCCGGCAAGATGGGCTGTCAGAGGGGATAGCTCCAGTGTTCGGATGTCCTCAGTGAAATGCAATGCGTCTGGATGGTTTGCGGCATGAGAGGCTATCGCTTTGGCGTCGTGATTGACGCAGGCTATGACTTCGGCGCATGGCTCACCGTCGAGCCTTGCGCTGTTGACTCCTGTAGAGGTGCCACCGGCTCCGCAGAAAAGGTCAATGTAGAGAATCTGCTTCATCTCTCGGCTTCTTTCTTATATATGGCAGTCATAGAATGAAATCAGTGTGTCATCGGGTAGCGGCTGCACCAATTCCCAAACTTTGTCGCGCCATTCATCATCAGAGCAGTAAGTCTGAGTCGTTACACCCCACCAGCCCATTTCGCCTTTGGCGTACCACTGGCCGTCCTTGACCATCGCATAAGGTGCGAATTGCTCTTTGGTTGTCGCAGTGAAATCAATATCGCCTTTCAACGCGGCATCGTAACCTCTATTTGTCGGATTCGTCCAGCTTGGCTCGCCGAGCACACCGCTTTTCGCACTGGGTTTCAACTCGAAATGGCTGCCGCTCCAGCGACCGCCGAGTAGATACCAATCCCATTTGGAATTGGGATTATAGGTGGAGTATTCACACCATACGCCGTTCTCGTTCTTGTGAAATCTGTTGCCGTTCCAATCTTCACCGTTGTCGGCATAGCATTTGTCGAAGTCTGTGTATGGCTTCTCGCGGGTCTTGTTGTAGTAGTCGAGCACCCTCTGTTTGTCGTGCTCCGAAACTTCCCCAACAAGATATTCAGGGGCTTCGAGATTTTCGTTATAAGGAGCTAACTGTTGTTCGGGGTTATCACCGATAACCATTACTACAAAATGACTCATATTTGTTTGTTTTTTAGGGGTTTATAATTTCCGCACTTCTTGCAGTTTTCCAGATAGGCGCATTGGCTGATTATGAGTTCACAGTTATAGTCGTGAGCGGTTTGCCAACATAGCCTACCCATATATAGATTGACACAGTCATTTTCCATGTCCAGATCGTTTCTCTGATTCGGCAATAAGCGCGTCGGCAAACAAGAGTGAAGCCTTTGCCACAGCACGGTATGAAATGCCATCTCCGCTCAATGTTTCCGTTCCTGTCTCTAACACATTTTTGAACAAGTCTATATTGCTCAGAATTCCCTGCATCGCCATTGCTGCAATCTGGAGACGATTACCGCAATTTTTGATATTTTGAGACAAATTGACATAATTCACTTCCGATTTATCCTCAGCCGTTTGCAATTTTAATTCCCCCGAATTCGAGGGGTTTGGATTTGACCGGGTATAGGGTTCGAGGTCGGATTCAAGAACATCTTTAAGCCAACCTTTCAGTGCATAGTGCTGGCGGCCGGTCTTGCCTTCAACCTCATACACATTCCCGCTTGGGCGATAGCGCACCTTATCGCCCACCTTGAACTTCGGCTCGGCTGGCTTGTTGCAGTCGGCTGAGATATGGCTTTTGTTATCGCAATTTTCGGTCGGATTCTGAGGTAAGCTGTCAACATTAGGCTCGGAGCTCTCAACATTATCCGGCAGGCATTTGGTGCCGAAAAGGTGCTTGGCACATGATTGATATGATCAGATATATGAGCGGTTTCCTTGTCGGGGGAATCGGCTTTTATCCGTTCGTTGGCGGCATACATTTCCCGCACTCGCTTACGGCTCACCGTCAGTATTTCCTCTCCCTCCGCATCCACTTGTTCGGGATTTCCGAACTGCTTGCCGAGGGCGAAGGCGCGGTCGAAGATTTGGTCGAAAGCGTCAAAAATGCTGATGTTCACTTCCTGGTCAATTCCGTTGTCCTTGCAGAATTTGACAAAGCACTTTCGCTTCTTCTGTTCGTAGTCTTGGTTGTTCATTGTTGAGTGATATTAAATAATGATGGGGCGTCTTGATAAATCTGAAGACGATGTTTAGCTGCAAAGTAGTAGTGCTCGTCGATCTCAATTCCCAGAAGTGGAAAGCCCAGGGCGTGGCAAGCTATGGCGATACTGCCTGATCCGAGATGGGTGTCTAGAATTTTCCATCCCGGCAATGCGAACCGCTTAAGCAACCACGCATACAGTGCGACGGGTTTTTGTGTGGGGTGGATACGTTTCTCATTGAGAGCTTTATTCCCTTGCATAACACGTCCTTCTGAGATGCTTTTTCCCTGAAGCATTCCGTTCCACATGAAAGGGAACATACGAACGGGACTAAACAAGTTGGTTGCAGCTATCTCACAGTCAGAAAATGATGAGGCACCATTGCATTTGTCCCATACAATCCGGCCATGGTCGAAAACATAGTCGTAATAGTTGCAGCCCCAGACAATGTAATATTTTGCAACACGGCGCAGCTCATTGAAATATTCAGCAGTCGGGACGTTCCATTTTTCGGACTTGACATATATTCTGGAGACGCCGATTGAAGACACTTTCTTGCCATAGAACTGTCTTCGTTCGGGGCCGCTGAAATATGGCGGATCCACGATGGCAAGATCGAATTCCGCGTCACCGAGCTTAGGCAGAATGTCCATGCAATCTCCGTGGTGGAGTGTGATATTATTGAAAGCTTCCATTATTCTATAGCCTTGATCAATTCTTTTACTTTCATATTCCTCTCATTGTTTCTTGGTAAAACTTTTCTGCTTCGATGCAGTCAATGCACTTCTCGCCATCTTCTGTGGTGACGATTTCGTCGGATTCCTCGCCGCACCATTCGCATTTGCCGCGGTGCATGTCGGCTGGGGTGTAGGTTGTTTCGGTTATCATAATTCTTTGTTGGCTTCTATGTTTCTCCATTCTGCATAGTTCTCAATCCAATTATCGTAGCTGTCAAGCATGATGGTATTTGGTTTATCCTTGGGGCTTAGACACTCTCCACATACGAGATTTCCGTTGAGGTTTTCCAGTTCATACCAACCATGGTGCTTGGCGTATTGCTTGACGAAAGCCGTCCACACGAATATGCCCCATGATTCATACAGCTCCTGCGGCGGCTGAGGAATGTAAAATTCCTTGCCACACCTTTTACATTTTGGATGCTCTATCTGATAGCGCAACTTGGCGCGAAATTCATCAACGGTCATTGCTCTTTCCCTCCTTGCTTTTGACATGGGCAGTCGTTCAGTTTGTAGCCGTTGGCGGTGAGCCATTCAATTTCTTGCACGGCACACTCTATAAGGCTGTCGGTATGCGTAAGCCCCTTGATTACTCTTGGCTTTTCCATACAGTAGTAGCCGATACTCCATTGCTTGCCGTAGTCCATCGGAGCTATATCAAGCCAATATTCGTATTTATCACTGTGAATTTTGAACGGCAGAAGTCCGAGCAAAGCGCTGAGGCTCCACGCAGGGAATGTCCCTCCATAAGACCCCGTAGTCCAATCCCACGGCATCATGGGAACAGAATCATCTACGTATCGCGCCATATCCGCCGTGTCAGCCGACACTCCGCAGTGCAGAAGCCGGGCTGTTTGCTTTTGGGTTGTTGCTATGTTTGTGTTCATTTGTTATTTTACACTTTAAATTGTTTGATATTCATTTACTTGCAGTCCGTTGTCGAATTAAGCATATTTGAGTCGGCTTATTTTGTCAGTTCATCGTGGTTCTGATATGTGAGCCACACAATTGCTGGGATGCCGAAGATTTCCTCAAATAACTTGGCATATTTGACATTGATGCCTATCTTTCCTTTAATCATGTCATTTAGGACGGGTGCAGAGGTGTGGATTTTCTCGGCAAGCTCCTTTTGCGACATGCCTGAGAAGAATATCATCTTCATCAGAAATTCTCCTACTTTCATGCTCTTTCGCCTAATTTGATGATTCACTTTCGTATGCGGCGCAAGCTGGATTCGTGACCTTGATTTTCAGAAGACCATTGTGTGTCCTGTTGCTTTTGCGCACGCCGCAATATTGAATGATAGAACCGCCACACTCCCACCTTTCGCGATTCTTGCATGTCCGGCAGAACTTTGTCGGGTTAGACGGTGGAGTTATTGGAATTTCGGATGACTCAAAAAGAGTATTGTTCATTTGGTTCTAAACTTTTATTGGGGATATTGGGGATTGTCGAGGCGGTTTTTGAGGCGGCTGATTTTGATGTTGATCCAGCTTTCGACAGCTTTTGGGCCATAGATCTGCGCTATTTGCAGGCACATGATCAGGACGTCGGCAATCTCTTCGCATACATGGGTGCGAGTGTCACGGCCACGGGCCAGCTTGCACAACGCGTCCTGAAGTTCGGCCATTTCCTCAAACAGCATTTGTGTCTGGGACTCTTTACCGTAGGTCTTGATTGCGCGCCGGATGGTTTCGTCGAATTCTTCTTCGCTGACCGCAGGGATGTCGCGTGACAGTGCGGGCCCGTATTGAACGGCCGGATCGGATGTGAGATTCAGGCTGTCTATGTTCATGTCAGTTTGGTTCGATGATGTTGTTGTCTACTATGGCGAGCGCCATGCGGACCGATGTGATGATGCCGGGATCGCGACGCATCTCTTTGACGAGTCCCATGACTAATGGAGCGGTGTTGCCGCCGGAGAACGACATTACTTTGCAGTTGTCGGGAGAAGATGCCGAGCCGACAATTACGAGTGCTCCGAGCGTGCCGTTTCCTTTGTTGGCGTCGGCGAGTATCAGTTTATGGAGCCGGTTGATTGCTTTTTGCATGATTATGTGATAGCTTAAAATGGTTGTTTTGACGGTGTTTAAACCGAAGTGTCTGATTGCGCTACAGGTCGTTGGCCGAGGTTGTCGCGGGGTCGAGTCCGCGGGCCTCGCAGTAGAGTTGCCAGCTCGTTTTGCCCGTTGAGCGGATGGCGTCGGCATTAGCGTCGCGTTGGCGTTGTTCGGCATTGCGAGCTTCCCGGTAGGCTTTCTGCTTTTCGCGGAGAGGGATATTTCTGAGAGTAGCGTCGGAGGCAATTTTGCGGCGAACGTGATTGAAGAGATGCCTGAGGTTACGTTGTTTCTCTCCGAGATCTTCCCATTCGGCCAGAACCATCAGGGCTACTTCGTCGAAACGTTCCCGGGAGAGACCGAGAGCGGAGAGCTGGCGTTCCATTGACTCAGGAGTCATCGGAGCTAAAAGGTCATTGAGAATATCTTTCGAGGGCTTCTTTCCAAGATGAGGCGCACCGACTTGCCTATCTGGTGCGGGAGTGTTCAGGCCTGGTGAAATCTCTTTTGGGCTGGTTGCGTTTGGTTTACTATTAGATGTGTTATCGGTCCCGGAACCACAGGCGGGTATCAATAAATACGGCAGAGATGCATCCGCAGAGATGCGGCGGCGGCCAACTTCGAAGTAGCGCCGCTGAATACCGCGGGAAGTCAGTATATGAGCCGAGTCGAAAAGGTCTTTGTCGAAGAAGCCCCATCGGACCGAGCTCTCTACTATCTGGCTCAGCAGACCGCCCGAGACGCCGGGCAGCTCTTTAAGGAGCTTGTATCTTAGCGGTTTTGTCCACTCTACGAAGTATCCGTTACGGTATACCGCGCAAAGCAGATGGATAAGACAGATCTCTCCTTTCAGGCCGAATTCCCCGGCGACACAAACCACCTTCTCGTCATAGAAGAAGTCGATGTCGAAAGGGAAGTAGTCGAGTCCTGATTTTTTTGGTCGAGCCATAGTTGTTTATAATTCTGTTATTGATATTCCGTGGACGCGGAGCATCAGTTTGCGTTTTATCTTATATTCGGGGGTGCGGAAGCCTTTAGTGTCCTCTACCACCGTCACGCCGTCTCTGTCGTAGACAAAATCAGCGTAATAGGCGCATTCTCTTTCCAGAAGCTTGCCTGAGGAATCCCGTTGGGCAGGGATAAGCACATACTTTACCTGTTCACGTAGATTCGAGATAAGGCCGGCACGCTGCATCAGCTTAAGCTCGTTGGCGCGGGAGTGCTCTTTCCGGGAGTCGTAGCCGCCGGACCTTCGGGCGCCGTATTTGTTGCGCTTTTTTGATGCCGATACAGCGTGCATGGCCTTAAATTCGTTGATGGTCATATATCAATGGTGTCAAAGCGTTTCGACGAAACGGTTTCATCGATTGTCATTGGAATCGCCGGTATAGACCATCGAAAAATCGGTAGGAATAAAACATCCGATAGGTATGATCTTCGACTCTTCGATGAAGGAATTTATCTGATATTTGACAAATGTCCGTTCAGGATGCTTTAAAGATTCGGTAAAGCGCTCTTCTTGCTTGTCGCGTAGCCATTTTTCAATAAGCATATTCGCACGAACGGCCGAAACGGTCTGAACTATGAAGGTGTGGTCTTCTTCAAGGTCACCTTCTTTATCGTCATGAAGCACGACGTGCGCGCCGATCTGATAGAATTTCTTTGTCTCTATCTTATCTTCTCCCGAGTCGTCGGCATCAGGATTGTCGTTGGAGATATTGTCGCAAGTCGACTCAACAAAATCTTCCATTGACATTTCGCCTTTCAGATATGCGGCGTCAAGTTCGTACTTGCGGGCTTCGGCAGATTTGAGACGGTCAATGATGACGACACAGTATTCCATTTCCTTGATGTCGGTGATTTCAAAGCCTCCCTTATAATACAGCTCGATATAGTCTATAAGAATGACGAGTGCATTGGCGATTGAGTTTGCGTAAAGAAGGAATGTCTTACGCTTTCCGTCAATCTTTGCAGCTGCCTTATATGGAAACAGGCAATGGTTCTCAAGCAATATTCCCTGCCTGTTCTGGTTAGAGACTTCTACTTCTTTCAGCACGCCTTCCTGCATCATGAAATTGATTGAGGAAAGAACGTCCTGATCAATGTAGGTTCCTCGTTCGAGCAGAACCTCCGACCGTTCTACCGAAACCGATTCGCCGGAATCGGCGTCGGTAAAATTTTCTGTCCATGTTCTCAGTGCGCGCCGTGCAACCCACTTGCCGAGCATTTTGCCGGGATCGTCCGTTATGTAACGGATCTCTGTTTTCCGAGATTCAAGCATTGATGATTACGAGTTGAGTTTATCTTTGAGTTCTTTAGAAAGCACGAGCTTCACTGATCGATGCGCCGGGATAACGATGGTGCTTCCGGCGCTTATGTTGCGGCCAATCTTCCTGGCCACGTTCACCGGCTTGATTGTGGCAAAGCCACGCAGGGTAACGGCCTCTCCACGGGTGAGAGTGTCAGAAATGGAGTTGATAACACCATCGACTGCACGAATGGCAGATGAACGATGCAGACCACAGTCATTTGTGAGATGGTCAATAATGTCTTGTTTTGTCATTGCTGAGTTTGGTTTTAAGTTTTTTTGTAAGTTGTTTAATCATGTGTGAACGACACGAGGCTTTCTGCATGGGCAGCACGGCCAGTGCGTCATAAAATTTCGCCGCATCTTCAAGATACTTGATTGCGGAGGTGAGGTCACTCTTGCTTATTTCCATAGCCCATGAACAGATTTACCAGTTCGTCGAAATACAATTGGTCGGTTGGAATATCATCGTCAGTGCCTAATATCTGATTGGCGATCGACTTCTTTTCGTGAATGATTTGGTAGAGCTTGTGGTCGATTGTATGCTCACCGAGCAGATAGTAACAAGTCACGTTCTCCTTTTGGCCTATGCGGTGGCAGCGGTCTTCGCACTGACAGCAGTCGGCATAAGTCCACGGAAATTCAACAAAGGCAACGGAAGATGAAGCAGTAAGGGTCAGGCCGACACCGGCGGCCTTTATGGAGCAGATTGCGAGTTTAGAGTGTCCGGCCTGAAAGCTGTCCACAGCAGCCTGTTTTTCCACAAGGCTATCACGCCCTGTGATTGTTACGGCTTTCGGGAATTGCTTTTTGAGAGCGTCGACAATCTCATGATAGGAGCAGAACACAACGAGCGGCTTGTCATTGGCAAGATGCGTATTGATGAAGTCCACGGCTTGTTTTACCTTGCCTTTAGCAGACAGTGAGCGTAGAGTCATAAACTTTACCAGGGCTTTCATTCGCATTTTGCGGCGAATTTCAGCGTCGGTGCACTCGGTGTATTCCTCAAGGTATCGGCGCAAATCGTTTTCCGCCACGTTGTATTCATCGCGGTTGCTGATGTCAACATATAGATCGACGCGGGTTTTGTCGGGTAAATCCGTCAGGACTGATTTCTTCTCTCGACGTATCATGCAGATGTTATAGAGCCTTCGCGACAACTCCGTGAGGTCGCTATCCTTGTCGCCATAGTCGGCCAAGAATTTACTCTTGCCGCCAAACTGACACAACCGCTCCATGATTGAAAGCTGTGAAACGAGGTCGTGAGGACGGTTGACAACAGGAGTGCCGGAGAGCAGCACGATATATGGCTTTTGGGTGGTAATGCCTTTCGTGAAGATTGTTTGTTGTGCGCTGGGGTCTTTTACGCGGTGGCTCTCATCAATGATAACGGACCGGAAGCGACAGATTTCAGGACAGAAAACAACATCTTTCAATCTGAACGTACCATCGGCGCGAATATCCCAAACAAAATATTTGCGTAGACTCTCATAGTTGACAATGGCAACCTGATACATCCCCATTTGGAGAAGATATGGCCACGTTGTGCGCGTTGAGTTGTCGAGAACGAGGGCTTTCTTGTTCGTGAACTTCTCAAATTCACGCTTCCAATTTATTTTGAGGGATGCAGGGCATATAACCAAGCAGGGATAGGCATCGCCGATATTTACGATGCCTATACTCTGCAAGGTTTTGCCAAGCCCCGGTTCATCGCCGATCAGGACTCTTTTTTTCTGAACCCCAAACATAATGCCTTCCCATTGGTAATCATAGGGCATGACTTTAAGATTATGTTTGAAATTCTCCTTAAAAGCTTCGAGGTTTGCCATAATTAATAGAGATTGAAGCACCAATACTGAAAAGCAAGCTCTTCGTATTTCTCGCGGCCACGAGAGTATATCTCATCGCCACGCTCGATGAACTTTTTGAAGATTTTGCAATTCTTCTTTGACACGGCGTATATGAAATCGCGGTTGGATTGTGCGATGTCCATGTACCAGGCGCGCGACCTATCCCAATCAAAGAAGTCAACAGCCTCATCAAATTCTGCCTGAGAAGCGGCAAAGGTGGTTTTGAGGTCGCCACCGAAGTGAAACCTTTTCAACCACCAATCCCACTTACAGCGAGTATCGAGTGAGAACGGGAAGTCGCCATACTCAAATTGTTGCCCATGGTTTACCATGAAGCGCTGGGTTTCGGCTTCTGCGAGAACTTTAGCGAGAAACGGGTCCCGACGTGCCTCCATACGCAATGCCTTGTGCATTTCCTGAGCGTGCCTAAACTCATCATCGGTGTACTGAACATCATCGACCGTAAAGCGATAGTAGTCCACTCTCGACGGTTCGGTAATTATCGCGTCCACGAGATTGCCGAAACGAAAAGCCGCCTCTTTATCCCCGAATTGCATACGGGGATGAAGAATGTTTTTCAGCTCGGTAAGATCAGAATTAGAGACCTCGCTCCGGTTGTAGTATTCTTCGCGTAGCGAAGCGTCCTGAGGAACGATGGCGTCAGGATTGTGCTTCATATCACTGCGCTTTTACATCATCGTAATATTCAAGGCCGGCGGCTTCAACAAAGATGTCCTCTTTGGTTGCGAGCTTCTCGCAGAAAGTGAGTTGCTTTTTGAATATCTTGGAAAGCTCATCAACTGACAGTGTGCACCCCTCGCGCTGCCACCACATAGACACGATGCCGAGAAATGCCGAGGGGTCGATGACCTTGATTTTCTTGGTGACCTTTGACTTAGGAGCGTAGATTTGCTCAGCTTTTGCGACACCGAAAAGCCCTGACATTTCAGCGTTGGCTTTATCCAATTCGGCTTTCTGCTTTGCCTCAGCTTCGGCTTTCTGACGCTCCTGTTCTTTCCGAGCCGCTTCTTCGGCCTCGCGTTTTGCCATTTCAGCCTTGAGCCGTGCGGCCTCGGCCGCATCAGCTTCGGCCATACGTTCCAGCTCAACCTTCTTTGAGGGCAGTTTTTCGAGGATTTCCCGGCGGTATTCATCGACCTCAAACGCAAATTGCTCTTCAAATGAGGGGCGAAGTTTGCGGAATACCTCATCGCGGATTGCCTTTGTCTCTTCAGGCGAGACGTTGTAAGGCAGACGCACTGCCGACGGCGGATACCAATTGGCAGAGAGTGAGGACTGATAGCCGGTTACGGTATCGAATACCGCCGTGTAATTTTCAAGGGTAACGCCGGTGTTCAGCTTTGTAAGCTCGTTGATTGAGTTAGCAACAAGATTATTGAACGAGCGTCGGTAATCTTCCTCGACGGCAGCGCGGTAGCTCTCTTTCGCCCTGATAGCTTCCTGTGCGGCCAGCTCTGCCTGACGGCGGCGTTCTTCTTCTTCACGCTTTCTGGCGGCGTATGCATTGCGATACTGAGCGATACGGAAAGGCACGGTGTCTTTCTTTGTCGGGTCAATTGTGTTCTCAAGGATTGTAAACTCCGAACGCACCTGATCGAAAAGTTTTGTTACAGGAGAGCGACGTTCATTCATGGCCTTGACCGTTTTGCGTGTCTTCTCGATGTAGGCAGCGAGGCGTTTGTCAAGTTCATCACTCATGCCGTTGCGCTCTATCTCATCGAGAAGTTGCTGACCGGCTTCGGCGCAACGCTGACATGACAGTGTATTGGCTTGATAAGACTGCGGCCCGGCCTTGACAATGGTGGCGATGTTTTCCTGACGCGCAATAACGGCGTCGGATACGGGAATAAGTTGATTGTTTATGTTGGTGGATATTAAGCCGCGCCTACTCCAGAAAGAGCAGACACGGCAGGGTCAATGTTAAAATGTTTCGTCATCGTTGTCAGACTGTGAGGGGTCAACCGTGACACCGGCAGAGGTGTCAGGGGCAGGGGCAAAGCTTTCTTCTTCACGCGGGGCAGGGGAGTCGTCCTGTTGACCGTCCATGCCGTAGAAATCATCATCCTGTCGCGGAGCTTCATCGGCCTCATAGGTCGTACCTTTGCCGATGCGCAGTTTCGGATAGGTTTTGAAGGCGTGTTTGATGCACTTCGCCATGAGGAAACCGCTGTCGATACGATTGCCCTCGCCAGATGAATACAGGGCGTTGGGGGTTTCGACGTATGCCCTTGCATTGTTATCCCACTTCTTGTTGGCTTTGCCTGAGTAGCCGGCGAGGCGTCGCCAGTCTTCTTCAAGCAGCACGGCATAGTCAATCGAACCGTCGGCGCGGGTGATACGCATGAAACAAGCAATCGGCTTCTGGGGATTGTGGTTGATGTTGAGGGTATATTCAACTGATTTTGTGCCGTTGTGATCGGTAAAACTGAAACCGTCGCCCTCGTAGACAATCACGGGGTTATCGGCATGGCGAATCTGACCGGCGCGAGTGCGCTGGATCAGTTCGCCGTACCCTGAGATTGTGAGGGTGCATCGCTGTTCGTAGATGTCCTTGCCGTTGGTATCCTTTGCGCCGGTCTTGTAACCGCGTGGCTGAAGATATGCAAGGGCGCGGGCGCCCGGCTCTACGGAGAGGCCGCAGACGGCAAGATCAATAAATGCGATGAAGATTGACACAGGAGTGCAGGCTTTGAGGACCTGACTGTCGGCTATCAGACGGTTAAAATGGATTGCTTCACGCTCATAGACGGCTTCGGCGTTCGCCTCGCCCCACAGCGCACCGTAAAGGTCAATGAAGCGTTGGCGCACAAGTTCGTCCTTGACGACTTCCATCGGCTTGAGATCCGCGATGTGTTGTGCTGAAACTTTTACTTTGCTCATGTTGAGTATTATTAAATTGTTTATAAATGGGTTATCTCGAATTGCGTCACGTTTAGAAAAAGCCAGCCCCAACTCGTGGGGCCGGCATACCTAAACATGAGCAGAATTCTTTGCCTAAAGCAAAGCGTCTTTCGGCGATAAGAAATAATCCTACTTGTGGAAGAAAAGGGATTCGAACCCTCATGACCTTACGGTCACCGCATTTTAAATGCGGCGCGTCTGCCAATTCCGCCATTCTTCCGAAAAACCGCCGACGCTTCACAGCGGCGACGGAGCAATGGTGCATAGAACATAAGAATTGAAATTATACCTAAATTCGGGAAATAGGACAACAGGCGGGAGTCGAACCCGCATCTGAGTTTTTTAGACCGTGCTTTACCATTAAGCTACTGCTGTCGGTCAATATGTAGGGCAGCTACTTAAAGCTGCATTAAAAGTCATACTTGCTACTGCGGTCCATAGCGTCCGTTCATGTGTATCGCATCGGGTATTTTATCCCCCGGATTAGCTACCGTCTCGCTATGTATTGGTTGAGGTATCTCGTACCTTGCGAGGTCAGGCCACCCGCTATAGAGCGTTTTTATTGAGTGTTGTCGAGGTGGGGGTCGAACCCACAATACCGGAACCAAAATCCGGGGTGTTACCGCTACACCACTCGACAGCGTTGATTATCTGAAATAGTCTTGTTTGGTATCTTGCAGCCGTCGAAGCTCGGAAACTTTATATTCCAACTTCTGTGTCCGTTTGCATGGCTCGATTTTTCCTGTATCCCGCCACCGCGTTACGTTTGATCTGCCGAAGCGGCGGAACGCTTCATTCTGGCAGATGTATTCCGGCTCATCCTTCTTGCGCATTCTCTCGGCCACTGCGTCGGCAAGGTCATTGAGAAATATGTTGTAAGGCACGGCTCTGTCGCTGAACTGAATTGTCATAAGCAATTTCCTTTTTGGTTATTCTCCACTTTAGGCCGGTAACCTCTTGAAGCCGGGCTTTCATCTCTCGTGAATGTCTGAGTGTCGATGCCCATGCCTGAGAGCGCTGTTTGAGGCCGACCGGCCTGATGTAATATCGTGTCATGTTTTTTCGCGATGTCTGGAGTTGTGCTCGCGGAGCTCTCGGAGCGAAGTAGGAAGCATTAACAGGTAGCCGCTGACATACCCGATAATGGCGAAGCATACTGCGCAGAAGATGTTCCCGGCAAACAGACAGCGCAAGCAGTAGACAATGCCGAAGAGGATGACGGCCACCGAGAAAACCACCTGACCGACGAGGTATATTTTTGCTAACTTTTGATACATGGCTGCTAATTATTAGAGTGTTTCATGAACAGAGTCGTAGAGTTCCCAACGGATGTTAGTAAGGCATTTCTTTGCTTCCGCCGTATCTGCGATAGAGATAAGCACGTCTATGTCGCGGTAGTTCCAGCGGCTGATGGCGTTTGCCTTCTCAATGAGTTTCTTATCGAAGTCTGTCATGACTTTAGGGGTTAGCGGGATTGTTAATACCGAAATGGCGAGAGGGTTTTGTCGATGAGGCGGCAGTTGAAGTCGATGCTCTCATTGATTTCTTTCGGCGAGCTGCCGGTTCCCATGATGTGATCAGAGAGGCGTTCGAGCGCCCATGCGATACGTTCGGCTTCGTCGAAGGTGAGGGTAATTGTTCGTTTTGTCTCTTCCATGTTTAGGTGGGGGTTAGATGGATTTTATACTTTTGGGAATAGAGCTTCAGGTGAGGTCTTGAAATGGCGGGCGAGTGTTTCCTGCGCCAGGGCGTCGGGGATTGCGTCACCGGCGATCCATTTGCGTACTGTTATTTCAGATCTCTTCGTCACGCGGGCAACCTCCAGGACGAAAGCATAAGGCGGAGTCAGAGGCTTCGGCTGCTTTTTTGCGTTGTCATAAAGCTCTTTGAGTGTCATATTTTATTTGATTTTAAGTTTGTTCCCGCGGGCCAATTCGATTCGGCCGCTCACGCTCTTCCGCGGGATTTTCACTAACTTTGAGGCGTCAACTAACCAATCCGACTAAAGCAGTGAATTATGGATTTTGAAAAATTTCATCGGGAGGCTTCCAGACTCCGCAGCTTTTGCAACTCAATGGAGTGCCCTGACTGCGGCGGCCTCCATCAGGTTTATTTCCGGGCTCTTCCTTCGGGCGAGGTGACTGAGCCGGTGTTCGAGCGAGGCATTTTCGGCGCGCCTTGTATCGGATATATTTTCTTTGTCAAAGACAGGATCAGGGCTCTCCAAAGCCGGTACCAGAGCGGCGAGTGACCGTAGGCGACGGTGTCGCCGATGACGACCTGCTTCTCTCTCTGGGTGAGCGGGCGATAGATTTTCGCCGGCGCATCTCCGTTGCTGTAGTCTTCGAGACATACGGCAACGCCGTTGTTGTTGTCTATGGTCAGCCATATATGCTCACTGTCATCGGCGAAAGTGAACACGAGGTTCGGTATATATCTTGTCATAAGTGTCATATTTTATTTGTATTTACGGTGTTCGTTTTTTATATTTGCGATAAGATTTTGTTATCACGATGCAAAGATATATCATATGATATGTCAATCCAAATAATTAACCGTCATTAACATATCAACCGATATGAAAGAGAGTCTAATTAACCGATTAAACGAAATAATGGCTCATTACGGGCTGACACAAACGCAATTTGCAGATAGAATATCTGTAAAACAGCCAAATTTATCTGCAATCCTAAAGGGTGAAAGAGCTTGTGGAATTGGCATTATAAATAAGATACTGTTATCATTTGATATTAGCAAAGAATGGCTTCTTACGGGCGAGGGAGAGATGCTTGTCGAAGGTAAAGACACAGAAGGTAGCCTTAGCTCGTCTGATGAAACAGGGCTGATAAATAAAGTTCCGCTTATTCCTGCATCTGCATTTGCAGGTGGAATTAGCGGCTTTGCTCCGGATTCAATTATGCTGAAAGATTGCGAAATGATAATACCACCTGTTGATGGGGCGCAATGCGCTATAACGATCACAGGCGACTCAATGGAGCCGGATTTTCACAATGGCTCCATCGCATTTCTCAGGCTTATCAATGAGTCAGCGTTCATACCTTGGGGTCATGTTATGGTTATCGATACGGAGAATGGCACATTCATCAAGACTATTTACCCCGATATTGATGATGAGGCTTATATATGGGCCAAGAGCATTAACCCCAAATACCCACCGATACACATCCCGAAAGCTTCCATCTTCCGAATTTTTAGGGTGCTCGGGACATCAAGAATATTCACAACAATGTAATCTAAATAAACTACCATGAGCGACAATATTAACATCGTTAAAAATTCATTACGTTGGATTGCCGTGCTACCTATTTCGATTGCAGGATCGATAGTTGGTTGTCTTATTCTAATCGCGCTCATTTTATTCGGTGATTTACTATCAGGCGATTTGTGGTTATATATGCACCATCCCGAAGTTTTTCCTATTAGCCACTTCTTCACATCGTTCTTGGTGTCAGCCGCGTTAGGTTGCATTTTTTGTTTATTTAGGTACGGCGATGGCCCCGGCCTACAAAAAAGCTGTGGCGTTTACGCTCTTTGGGTGCTTAGCAATTGTATGCGGATTCTTACTAATAATCACTTTGCTTTCTATTGGCTTTGCCGAGTCATGGAGATTTGCCGCAAATTTGACAATTTGCATAATCTCTTCGGGAGTTACTGCTTTCAATGCAGGAGATGACGAATTTACTCTCAGCGCATAAAGTTGGCAATTATTCTCTCTCACCCGAAGTTTTTCCAACCATGTAAATAATTGACTTATGAAGAAGGTAACTTTTATATTCATGACGCTGTTTCTATCATTATCAGCGCATGCACAGATAATGAACGGCTCGGTGTGCGGTATCAAGTTCGGCACCAGTCGAGAACAGGCGAGGGCGATTCTCGAAGAGCGATTCGGAAAATATAAAGTTCGCGACTTCGAAGGCGATTTGATGGTTATAGATGGCCGCGTTGGCGGAATAACATATGAGTTTTTGGAATTTTATTTCGCATGGGTAGATGGTGTTCCCGCGTTCAACGGCGCGCGATTTTCTACGCCATTCGAACTGAACAAACAAAAGGATGCCTTGGAATTTAGAGAATACATAAAGGGAATATATAGCGCTAAATACGACATTAGAAATTTGGCAACGGATACCGGCTTTAAGTCATACGTATTCTTAGCTAATAATACCGTATGTGGCAGCATCGAAGCATACAAAGACACTTCTAAAGATGGCAAAAGAAGAATTTATGTGGAAGTAAATTACTTCGGCCCTTATAGCACTACTGATGATATTTAAAACGATTGAGTTATGAAAGCTTTTGTCTCTACTTTTAGGAAAATCACTGTTTTACTCGTCTTTCTCGTTGTCTGCTCATGCGGGCATACGGGAAAGAATGATCAGGAGAGTTATTCATACAGCTACGCGGCTCACAAAAAGGATTGCGTCTATGTCTGTTCCGGCCCGAAAGCAAAGCGCTACCACCTGGACTCCGATTGCAAGGGCCTCAGTAAATGCTCGGGAAGGATTCTGGAGATGACCGTAGAAGAAGCGCAGGATAAAGGTAAGACGCCGTGCCGGTTATGTGTCGGCGAGTGAACTAACACAGAGCGAAAAAATATTTCATGAATTGAATATTCAAATTATCATGGAACTGAAAGAATTTGTAAAGACGGCTATCAGAGATGTAACCGATGCCTTTAGCGAACTGTAATCAGAAACAACAAAATTCAAGCAAGCGATTTAGAAGCCCTCTCGCGGCGTTTAGGTGTCGGGGTGGATGTTTTCTTCTCCAGTGGAACAAACGCAGTAGAAATGCAAGCAAATGGCCAAATCGGGCATATTTCTTGGCTGCTTGAGAAAATTACATTGCTTGAGCGGCAGATTTTGGATAAAGAGGCCATCATCGAAGAAAGGGAACGAGCTATAAAAATCTTATCGGGAGGATAAAAAATAATTATCACGAAGATAAATTTTTCTAATTAATCATTATCTTTGTGCCATCAAACTTTGAACCATACTAATATGATTTCAAGATTATACATATTTCCCAACTTTGGGCAAGTGTCTGAAACTCAGATAAATCGGTTTGCGGCGCAGGCTGCGATAGAGGACTAATCCCTCCGGAATAACCCATAAATAACAAAGGCTGCAATGCTTGTCACAATTGGCAGCATTGCAGCCTTTCTCCTTTTCTACCATATATCTCTTCTCAATTCT